ATAAAACCTGCCCAAGTTCCTGCTGGAAGAGTAATAGAATAGGATAAAGCCTGAACACTTACTCGAATTGTTCCAGAATTAAAAAATTGTGCAAAACCACCTGTAGCAGTTCCAGCAATAGACATATTACCAGAACCATCATCAAGAGTATTTCTCGCTGTTAAATTTATTGCACTACCCAAAGATGTATTCTGATTAGCAAAAGTTTGCAAAAGCCCATTCGGTGTAGTTAAAAGAGAAATTGTATATTCACTTCCTCCCAACCCATTATATGTTGTACTCCCAAGATTATAAAATCCAAACTGCCCAGCATTTTGATCCTCCACCATAAAGAAACCATAATCTAATCCATTATCCGCCGCCGATGAAATAAATAATCCACCCTCACCTTTCAAATTAAATGTTCCAAATCTACCCAAAACATTATTAGGATTATAAGCATAAATTGTAACCCCGTTATTTCCGCCTGAATGACCTAAAACAGTTGTATCACTAACACTTAATCCACCCGCTACACTCATATTTCCCGAACCATCATCAAGAGTATTACGAGTTGTTGGCGGAACGCTTGTATTTCCCGTATATATACCAACTGTTGCACCTAAATATAAATTACTCGAAGATGCTGGATTTCTTAAATATAAATCATTACTACCACCATCCTGATAACCTAACCAATATCTTAAGTACCCACCGTTATCATAACCACTAAAAGCACCTGTTGAATTTTCTGCTATTATAACACTTCCACCAGTATTTAATACCCCAGCAACACTCATATTTCCCGAACCATCATCAAGAATATTACGAATACCGCTATTTACTGAATTAGCAACACCTATAGCATAATTTGTTGGAACAAACGTGTAAACTTCCCCGCTGTCGTTTATACCTAAATTCATCATCCAACTGTTTCCAGATAAAGCACCATACGTCGAGGATGTGCGATTAAATAAACCAATTTGTAAACTACCATAATTTTCACCCATCCAAACTCCAACAGTATCTACTGTCCCCCACAAAGTTAAAAACGACATATCTTGTCCTAACACCGTTCCACTTGAATAAGGGAAAAATCCTATTTCAGATGATGTGAGACCTAATGAATCACCAAAACCAACCTGACCTGATACCCACAAATTACCAGTATCACTAATATACATTAATTCGGTATTATTCGACGCTAAAAAAAATCCTAAATTCCCGTTTGCATCTGCATCGATATAATAACCAGTTGACATAAATAATAAATTACGATTAAGTTATAAAGTTTAACTTTAGAACTGAACCGTGTATGTTATCTGCATTGAGTTCCCGCTGACGACGTTGTAAGCAGAGAACTCCACCCTCGACAACATTGTTCCGGATGATGCAGTTGTTGAGTTGAACAATCCCGCTTCAGTTATAGCATAAGAAGCCGAAAAACTAAATGTGCTTACGAACTGAGCAGTATCGTCTGTAACGCTTGTAGTAGTAAGACTGTTAGTAGAAGCAACTCTCATAACCTCAGTAACCAATGCAGTTTGTGTAGTAGCAGGAGCTGTAGTTCCTGTTCCAATTGCAATTGCATCGATGTAACCAGTTTGACTTCCATCAAGAAGTCCAGCCATCAACGCTATACCACTATTAACTATAAGATTATGCTCTTCGCTTTCTTTTATAACGTTACCATCAGCATCAAACAACTTAATATTCAACACGCCTTTTGGCGTTCTAACTACATCCTTCATTTAACCACCTTTGAAACATCTTGAACAACTGCATCTGCAACCGCTTGACTAACGCCAGCAGGAACTTTCAATGCGTCGACCTTATTAACAAGAGCCTGAAATTCATCGAGATATTTGTTCTTTCCTTTGTAATCGACTGCGAAAATACTCGATCCGATTAGAGCTCCACCGATCACATCAAGAACGACACCTAATAGTGAAAATCCTGCGGATACCCCAGCAGCAAGAATACCAGTTCCGACTGCTCCTAAAACACCAACACCTAAAGATGGAAGTTTGCTTACCTTTGAAACCATAATCTTGAATTGGTGTCAAGATAATAAAGTTATTCGATTGCATTCCACAATTATTATTCCTATCGAATTATATAATCGACTCGTTTATAAATCGACTGTTGCAATCAAACATCTTGCCATATAATTATTCATCCGATATCATTATCGTTTAACTATGAGCGATTTAGATGGGTTAGTGATAGAACCTCGTCTTGATCAGATAATACAAAATAAATAACGAAAGAGGAACATAAATCACCAAAAACACAGGTTTAACAAACGCGATCGCGACATTAATTATAACCAACGCAGAAACATCGTGCTGTCTTAACCGCTTCAATTTCTGAAACCACTCTTTTAATGTTATATCTGCACTATACCCATCCCAAAACAGGTGAGCATAAAAGTCCGTAAACATACCATAAGTCGCTATAACCGCAATTAGAGAAAGAAAGAACCCAATAAGACTTAATCTCGACAAGAAAAGCAACATTAATGAAAACAAGAATAGAATAAAAGCCAAATCCAGAGCGACAGTTTTCCCCTCTCGTAGATAAACTTTCCACTGTGTATAAGTTAAACTTTCAAACCCTAACATCAATTCACCCCAAAATTGTTCGACAAAACATCCACTGATATAACAAACTCAACATATTCTATCCCCCGTTCCTTATCCTGCATATTTCTACCACTTTTAACTTTTATGAATAGAATGCGATCGTCATTAACTAACCAATTATCATAACCATAATCTTGAATTTCATTTATTACTAACTGTATAAATTCATTAGCCGTCAAAGAAATATTATTAAGAGTTACCTGACCGTTTAAAGAACGAACGTCTGCTTCAATCGAAGCGTGTCGAATGTTCTGTAGTCCGCCATACCCGATCCACTCTATTTCCTCCCCCTGCTGATAAACAAGAAACGTGGTTAAATTCAAATTCACCGGAATAGATTTGGTCTGCTCTATATAATACACTGGTGCTATATTCGACAGAATACTACCTATCGCTTGTTCTGTGAATAAAAAATTTGGAATTATATCTATTTCATCGGATATACTTATTTGATCAGAAAGAGAAACATCAACCATTAAGCATAACTCCTATCATTGTCAGAACTTTTTACATAAAAAGAATCTTCAAATTCTTCTTCGAGTTCCGCTGGGATTATAACGATGAATTTATCCTTAACTTTAACAATAAATCCTTCTTCCTCCCATATTTCAGAAAACGCTTTGATCTTTTCCACGTAATCTTTGGGAACGTCTTTCAGTTTAATATCAACAACGGTCTTACCAACGCGAAAATCTATCATAAAATGTTAATGCAACCGACCTATTAATCTTTGCTCAGTAACTTAAACGTGCTTCTACACTGCCAATGGGGATAAAGCGGATTATCGGATTTCCAAAAATCTTTAAACTCTTTTTCGCTTTCTTCCTTAACAATATCTATAAGACTTTTCATAGTCACGCCCCCTTCCGTTCTTTTGGTGATTCTCCTGCACGCGTCAGTTGTTCTATAATCCAACGGATTAACCCACTCGTAAAGAGCGGTTTCCTCGGTCATTCCAAGTGCATCCTTAATCCTGTCCAAACTCCTGCGATTCGCTTCGTTATACAGAGAACCCAAGAGTGTTCGAGTAACAGTCCCTGCTTCTTCATTAACAGAACCAACAACGGAACTTAAAAATTCTTCCAACTCGTTTTCCTTTTCCGGATGTTCGTCGTCCAGATGTTCAACCGTCTCATCTAAAATCTTATCAGAAAACTCTTTCAGATGATCTTGAGCAAGTGATAATATCCTTCCAGAAAACTCACGAACTAACTCATTATTCAACGTATTAGGTGCAATCTTAATTCCATATTCATCGAATATTTTATCGCGTAAAGAAGAAAAAACATCAGTAGATTTTCGGGAAATCTCATCGATTAAATTCTTGTTTAAATATTTTAAAACATAACGAACCGTTTTCATAACTACATCCTGCGTTATCTTTTTCCCGTTTTTAATACTGAACCGCAATTGTTCTAAAACCTCATCGGCAAGTTCGTCTCCAACGTTCGGAATAGGTGTTTCAATTTCTTTGTGAAACCAATCGCTTCTACGAGAAAGGTTCATTCTTGGTTGTCCGTAGAACTCCCGATTCCAAGCACGTTTCCGGCGTAATACCATACTAATTACCAAATCCGGGTTTATTCACTTTGTCCTCGTCGTTCTGAACGGAACTTAATGAATCGTCTTTCTTCTTTGATTTAGTTCCTTCTGCTTTGGGAGGGGGAACATCTTTATCCGGAGCAGTGTCTCGTTCTTCCTGAACCGCATCTTCGTTCTCTCTCACGTAATCGAAGTCGAGAATACCGTTGCTGTCCTTCCTTATCCTGATATTAAAACCAAGAGCTGCGACATTCTTCGCAAGTTCAAGCCTCCTATCAGCGATATCCAGACGCTTCAACTCATCCTCTAATTCGTTCCTATTCATTATAATATGATAATCGTAAGCACCAAGCAATTTAGATAACCAATCGAAAAAGATTTCCCAAACTCTCTGTTGTTCGTTTATCGTCTGAGCAGTAACAGTTATCATTAAACCTTCGTTAGATAATCCCTGTCCCTGAGCACCCTGAACAAATATCGGCTGCACTCCGTAAACCGCACCAATCGTCTCCCTGTATTCCTTACGAGATTCAACCCACAGAAAATCAACGGGTTTAAGCGAAAACTCCTGATATTCTACAATCCTCTTTGTATTCTCCTCTCCCTCAACCACCAAAGGATAAATCATATAAGGATTCTCTCTCGCTTTCTGCATTAACTCCATCCACGCTTTCCTCAGGTTTTCTACTCTACCTTTAATTACAAGTAAACCCTGTGGTGATCTCTGCAAACTATACGCATTAACAACGAACCTATCCATTTTAAGAAGCGCGAGAACTTTAAGATAAATTGAATACATCGGAGGAACACCATACCCCTGCGTGTGACTCCACCTTTTAATGTGATAAACCTCGTCCTTCCCGAAATAAACTGGTCGTTCTTCTTCCCTCGCACCGAACCACGCTTCTAACGTTTGCCCGTTACATATCTGACAACGTGGAACATTCTCATCGTTATCCGGCATAGATATCAGTTCCTTTCTATGAATAGGACAGAAATAATAACGCTCTCCATTTTCACCTCTCGCACCTCCGTGAGCGCTCATAACAATCCTCATCTTCTCCGGAGATAAACGCATTATCTCTACAATATCCGCACCGTCAATAGCACCGTTTTCATCGTAGTAATAATCCTTCCGCAGAAAGATATAACCATTGTCGGTAATATTAACATCGTTATCAACTTCTTTAAGAACCTCGAGCGGTTTCTCCCCAAACTTATTCCCGCCGCTATCAATAAACTGCTTTAATCTAATATACTCTGAATAATCTGGAGGTCTTGTCAACGAACCATCGTAAGGACAGATCATTATATCTTCCTCAAACTGCCGATTACATTTAAGACAAAGCGATTTAAACTTCTCTTTTATATCCAACCCATTCTTAAAAGTCTCACCAGTTATCGTTCTTATAATAGTTCTCAACACATCAGAAGCGTATGTAATATCATACAACCACCGAATTGAAAACAACATTATAGGAACTTTTTCGACTTCCCCGCCAGCCTGAATATAAGGTGCAAATGGAATAGGATAAGTTTCAGGTCTTGGGTTTTCCCAACCTCCTCTGGTTGCTAATCTACCGGATCGACGCTTTCTGCCTCGAGCTAAATAACTTGCCACAGAACATCATTCCCCACCAATTATTATATTTGCTTTGTTATTATTCACGACCAAATTACAATATTCCAAAAACTCCGCGTGAGTTCTATCCCGCTTCGTCACGTTGCAGCGTCTACAAACAATCTGAACATTATCTTTCCGCAAAACTTTCTCGTTATCAATTCTATCTAAACTCGGAAAAACATTAACTTTCCTCGGAGCTTTCCAATCTAATTCTAACCCGCAATAAATACAATGAGTAGTTTTCTCAATTATCTCCAACAACTCTTTGTGAGTAAGTAAAATCTTATACCCATTCATTCTATGTCTATATAAAGTAGAAGAACCCCAAGCACTTTTAACTTTCCTATCCATTATACAACCTTCCGAGCATATTTGGTTAAATTCAAATATCTCTTCTGATTCTTTCCCAGCCTCATCGTGCATCTATTACACACACGCGTATTATAAAGATAAATCACCGGAACGTGTCTACCACAGTTTAAACAATAGAAACCCTGCGGATCAAACTTCTTTCTCGAAGTCCTCCACCAAATATCTGTTCGTTCTATAACTTTATCTTTACATTTCTCACAAAGTTCTAATGCGATAGGAAAAACCACATCCGCTTTGCTTTCGCACAACGGACAAACGTATTCCTCGGGAAACGGCACGACTTTATGCCTTAACGGACTATAGTTCTTCCAATCAGTTATTTTCTTCCCTGTTCCATAAACCTGTCTTGAATTATCTCCCAACTCTTCTCACGTCTCCTGTAATCCCATCCAGTATAGCGTAATCTAAACTCGGTAAAACGTGTGGTCTCGTATCTAAACCAACTTGTGAATCCATCGTGGAAAGACCTTCCTCCAACACGCTAAATTCTCCGTTGGATACGTCTATAAACGTTAATGCGAGAGCATCCGTTAAATCGTCGTGCATCGTCGCATCCTTTGTAATCCGTAGTTTTCCATTAACATCATATTTAGAAACGTAAGATGAAAACTGCTGCAACATTTTATTATCGTCTAAACAGAGAAACAACCGCTTCTGTTCCAAATACAACTTGACTGAACCATACATCTTGTTGCGGTTAGATTCGTTTGATTCTACACCAACTACAAGACTTCCTATTGAATCTCTCAATAATTCATAAACCCCAGCACCAACCCCAGTCTTATCGACGTAAACCTTATGAATCGGTGTCGTTCTTACCAACTCTGAAACCTGTCCGACCAAATCCACAATCTTTAACTTACTTCGTGTATCTGCCCAAACGACCTGTCGCTTTTTATCTTCGTCATATTCCTTAACCAAAACTAACCCAGTATCATCGTTTCCAGAATAAGCAACATCTATCCCCAAATAATAACGTTCGTCGTGCTCCACCCGTATAGGAAGTTTATACTCATAATCTCTCGCTGCTGCATAAACAAGAGAATAAGAGAAGAACATCCCGACCTCATCAAGAAACTCTGTTTCAAATTCCTGCTGAAATGCACCAACCGTCATTATACGTCTTAATTGTTCTAAATGCTCTTTGTCGGGTATAGGACTTTCCGTAGACTTCACTCTATAAATACTCGTCTTGCGAGCTTTTCCGCTCTTCTGCGATTCCTCAAGAAACATATTATAAAAGAACCCACGCTTTCCGTTGGGTGTGCTCGAATAAATAACCTGAACACCACGCACAGACATAGAAGGAGATACTGCTGTAAAAACCTCGTCGGGGATAAACGCGGCTTCGTCGTAAATAATATGCGTAGCAGCAAATCCTCGTATAGTTTCACCCGCTTTCCCAGCAGGTAAACATCTGATCACACTCTGATTATCGAACCTAATCTCTGTTAAATTCAATTTATCGGTGTGTTTTTGAAGAAAGGTATTAGAAACAATATACCTATAAATAATTTGAAAAATAACCCGCGACTGTCTTTGAGTTTTAGAAACCAACAGAATATCCTGCTGCGGTTTAACAAAAGCATTCCAAAGAGCTTTCGCTGCAAGAGTTGTAGATTTCCCGATCTGTCGTCCCCCAATGAAAATAATGCTCGGAGAATCATCCTCTAACAATTCTACCTGATAACTAACTGGTTTAATTCCAAGAACTTTCCACGTAAATAACGAGGGAGAACGCAAATACGTAAGGAAATCAGCTTCCGATATCTCTATCGCCATCGAGAACCTCCCCTTTATCTAAACGCTTCTTAATCTTATCAGCAACCTGATCTCCAAGTTCGCTTCTCAATTGGTTAAGTGCTTCATCCGCTCCACCAACCACAGTCTGATTATTACCAATGTTTAGTATCTGGAACTTGTTAGCTCCACCTGTCCCAAACTTCAACCGAAACATAATATCAAGATTACGAATCAAATCGTTCTGCAAATCCGTGACGTTCTTTGTAAGTTTCCCACCCTGAACATCCTCAAAGAATTGTGCTCTCAAAAGACGAGAATACTGGTCTGACACTATATCTTCCATTTTCTTTATTATAAACTCCGTATTGCGTGTAGAAACCACCCCGATATCTTTCCACATCTTTGTAAACGCACAAACTGCGTCTTTTTGATACGCGTAACACTTATCACGAATTATACAATCATTACACCTTAAAGAAATTTCAGAAAGCCGTTTAGAGTTCATCCCATTGACAACAGGTCGAAACAATGCCGATCTCGTTATATCCGTCTTTCCTTCCTTCACGAAATCTGGTAAAGGATTCCCTTCCTCAATGTATTGCTTATATTGAGGAATATACCTATTGATACTTTCTGTTATATACTCTTGTAATTGAAAAATGTTCCACGCATTAATATAATGATTACCTTTTAACGCCTTTACTTTGTTCCGAACAGAATCGGGAAAAACGTTCCAAAAAACATTCCCAAGAATCGCATTCACGCTATCAACCGCAACGTCCCTAACTTTCAATCCCTGACTATGTATAAACATTTTGTTTGCACGAGACCCGTAAGTCCAAGCCGTTGTGCTTACACTTTCCACCAACGGTGACACATCTTTAAACTTATCGTATCTATCAAAAGAAATTAAATGAACATTAAACCCCATCTTTTTAAAACTTTCTATAGTATTTGCTGTATCATAATTTTCTTCAATCGGAGGAATTGCAATCCAGTTAATACCCTGTTCTAAATAAGCCGCGTAAGTTTGAACCGGAATATCGGGATTAAATATTAGAATTATCCGATTCGCTAACCCTTTCTTAACGTAATCTTCCCTGAAAGATTCTATGGTCTGCTGCGAAATCCAGTCTGCGTAAACCTCGTAAGCACACTCGACTAAATCTTTATTCTCTACCAACCAATTAGTATATTCTACCTCGAAATTATCCACGCCCATCAAATCGATAGATTCCCTAACTTTATCGTTACGTTTGTTGTTAGATTCATTTGTAACCTTCAACCCGCTTTCAATGTAAACTCTAACGTGCTGATTAACCTGCCATTTCTTTAACCTTTTAGCAAAATCCGGATGTTCCTTAACATACAGATAAGATGCTTCAACACCAAACGACGGATAACCCTTCTCAAACGCTTGATCTACTATTGCGTTCTCTGATTCAATATTAGACGCATAAAACTTAACAACCATTAAATCCCTCTAAAGAATGGAAGTAATTGATAACCACGCTCCAAATCGTGCCTATCGGACAATAAAACATTAACGTGTTTCATTTTCAAAAGTTCTTTTTCAACCCGCCTGACATCTGCGTAAGCATACATAAGTTTCTTTGCGTCTCTTGCATTCGGCATAAGATAAACATCGTTATCTTTTATCTTCTTATCTTCTATAAACATCATTATAGCAGATTCATCGCAAACTTTAGGAATTATAAAACCAAACGAAAGACGACCCTCAAGACGTTTCTTCAACTCTCTGATTACATTAGACGGATACAAATAATAAGGATTCGCGTTCATAAACCGAACATTTATCAAAACATAATCAAACAAAGAAACAACGTCGTAATCCATAGAAAAATACCCGTCGGTAATAGCGTCGATTTTCTTCTTCGCTTTCTTAACTGCTTTAACAAACTTCACGAACTCTGAATCGTGTGTGTATCTAAAAGGATCATCCCCGACTAATAGAACTCTGTCAAAAGAATCACTATCGCCAGTAAAAACCAACTCCTTCAAGTCCGATGCGGTTATAGTGTTTCCTTTTACTCCAAAAACGACAATTCTTGCGTTTTCATTGGAATATCTACCAACTCCTTCAACGCCTTCAAAAACGTTTAAAATCTTCATTTCTCATACTTGTGATGTAATACCTCTATAAAATGTTTGCTTACTGCTGCACCAACGAGTTCCTCGATTTTTGTTGGTTTAGCGTTAAAAACACCATTAAGAGTGTGAAAATACTTGAGAAGAGAATGTGCTTTCTCCCCGCCTATTTTCCCGAATGCTGACAAAACATCGACTGCTTCCTGATCAAGAGTTCTCCCGTTCTTACTAATATTATAAGAACTCACGACAACCTTCTCTACTGGTTGTTCTACCTTCTTATCTAAAGATTTCAAAAACAAGACGGTTTCAGATTGCGATGAAGTTTGAATAATACTAACGTCTCCCCACGCTTTAACGACTGTAGTCTTAACTCCGACCCATCGAGGGAAAGTGATTTTTGAATTAATGTGCATCGCTTGAGCAATATTTCCTTCTATCAACAGAATCTTATGAAATCCCTGATATTTCTCTATACCTTTTAACTGATCCCAAAGCCGACCATCAGTTATACTATTAAACAAATCCAAAACAGATTTGCGTTCAATAACGTATTTCACATCTTCCCCGATAATAAGATAATCTCCATAAACCAACGTATCGAACTGAAAATCGGGTAAATCTTCTTTTAACGATTTAACGATGCTTGCGGGTTCTCTGCTATCTACAACTATCATTGTTCTCTCCTTACAACTTTATACACAGTTCCTTTTTCTCTGTCCAAATAAAACTCTAATTCCTGTTTGCTCATCTTGTCTGTTAGAAATGTGGAAATGAAATGAGAAATCGCGATCTCTGTATATCCACAGAAATCGTAATCCTTCTTCCGGAAAACATTAAGAATTTTACGGTAAGACATATATTGTGTCCCACTATTGACCAGCAACTGGTATATCTCCTCTATTGTTATCAATAATTGCTTTCTGTTCTTCATTGCTTAACCCACTAAAACAGGTGTCTTTGTAATTACAATATCTACAATACCACGATGTTCTTCTGATAGGTTCAATATTAGATTCAAGTCCTTCAACTGCATCCTCAACCAGTTTATCCTTTAAACCTTTAAATAGTTTTACGTCATTTTGAGTAAGTTCTTCACAAAAATAAGTTGCTACTGGAGCTTCATCTTTGTTATAAACCGATGGAACATCAAAATACGCAAGAATAATCCCTTTCGGAACTATTTTATAATTCGCAGCATAAAGAGAAGCATAGAATCCAACTTGAAGTCTGTGGTGAGCTTGCATTTCGTATTTAGGAACATAACCAACGTATTTCTTATCGACTATCCATTTCCCACCTTCCGAATCGGTAAATACTTCGTCAATGCTTCCAGTGACGAGATATTCATTGTTGCCGCGCTTTACGACCTCAGAAAGTGGAACTTCGTGTTCAACTGTTAAAGGTATAACGTGCATAGCAGTTCCAATGCTCATTTTATACATTGCTTTTTGATCTTCACTATATTTATTATAGTAATCCTCTTCATTCCAGACTTTATCGTCTTTGAACTCATAAAACAATTTACGCGAACAACCGTAAGACAAAGCAGAAACGTGAATCCCCTTTTTCCTGTCTTTCTGATCTTCCGCCATTTTTTTAGCAAATGCTTTGAAATACAAATCCTTAATCTCTAAATCAATGTTCACCATAGAAAACCACCATTCATCCTCGTGAATCTTACATTTTTAATAAGTTCATTGAACCTCGGGGAAGCATTACTAAAGAAATTCTTTAATTTGCTTTCATCTATCGGAATAACTCTCGCTGCATTCTTATCCATAAACAATTCGAAATCGATGAACTCTTGAGATTCCGCTCCACTCAGTGGTATAACTTCTGTGAAATTAAAATACTTCTGTTCGTTATAAACATTGACGTATCCTTTAAACAAGAAAGACATAGGCGGTTTCCCATCACTTAACACCGCATTAAACGTGTTGAGAACTTCGGGTGTCGCATTGAACATCGACGCATTGATATTACCAGTAGAATCAACGACCTCGACATTTAACAATTTAACCTGCTTTTTCTCCACGTTCTTATGTTCCTGAATAAAACACCGCTTCTTATTACATACACCACACAAAAAGACGGTGCTTACTTTCGGTTCTAAATACACGGGGATAGCTCGAATAACCGCCGGTTTCTTCTCCTCCAACTCGCTGATTTTCCTAAAAGGGAGACCAAGCGAATAGGATGGTGGCGTATAAACACCTAAAACCCTCGCATTATAAAACCTTACGTAAAACTCGTCGTCGTTTCCCTCAATGTCCGGATAATTCTCTTTAACCCACTTTTTTGCTTCTTCCGCGTTTACCATTTTTTACCTCCTTCGGAACTAACCTTTTAATGATTTCTTTAGACTTTTCTTGTCCTTCAACCGCAATTGAATCGAGAAGTCTTAACATTGCATTCAGGTAGTTTATAGTATAATACTTCCAGTCTATTAAACTTTTAACATCTTTCCCCTCAAATTTCTCAACAACGAGAACGTCCTCAATGGTTTTCAAATACGAAACGAACCGCACAATAGAACCATTATCTTCTAATTGATTTAACGCCCGAAGATGCGGGAGATTCTTATTTTTATAAACCTTATCAGATTTTATACCTTTCGACAAAACGAGCATCATCGGATCAACCGCTTGTGCTCTCAACTGGTTATAACCATCTATAATAAAGTATAATACTCTATCATATAAACCAGTCGTAGGTTCTTTCAGAATCAACTCTATCAATTCCTTCTGCTTATCCTTAACAAACTGATTCCAATCCGAACGAACAACCTCCAATCCCTTAATGTCCACTTTACCAGTATCTTCTATTCCAGCGTAACGCTTTTTCGTTTCTTTGTCGTCAGACCCTCTCATAAATAACTTCAAGAAGAAATGTTCCAACTTCGCTTCGAATGGTTGAATTACAAGATTTAACTCATCCACGACCTTCTGTGCTTGTTCTTTGGAATCCGCCAAGAAGAAACACGAATCAGTATCCCCGTAAATCACATTAACGCTCATCTTTTCTTCCAAAATAGTAACCATATTCCTGATTTGCTCACGAGCAGTTAACGTTATAAACTGCGCGATCTCCGCATCGTGATAACGAAAATAGATATTTTGAAACACCCCGTAACTGCCGTTAGCAAATATCTTATATACATCGCCGAGAAGCTCATAGCGTTTATCGTTGGTTTCCTTAAACTTTGCTCGGAACTCATTTTTATAATTGAAGAAATCCCGCATTAGTGTTTTAAACAGATTAAAAATGACTTTATTCGCTCCCGAATATTCCTTATGCATCACTACTGTCGGATATAGCGAACTATAGTCCACAACCGCAACATTCTCAAAAACTCCGTGTCCTTTAGTAAAAACGTAACCACCGTCGATCTTTACTGGTTGACCAACCCCGCCGAAATCCATTAGATAAACCCCGAACTTATCCCTGTTCTTAATGATATAATTCTCGACAATTGGTATTTCTGTTATATAGCGTGGTGTTCCGTCCCGTTTGTAAACCTTCGGAATTATCCCAGTAAGATTAGCAATACCAAGATAAACCTCAACCATCCCGAATTTTATCATCAAATCAGCAAGTAATTCGCAATCCCGCTGATTGTAAATCCTTACCTCTTCGATATTGCGAGCATTCATATTTTCAATGGAAATATCGAGCTTTTCCCCGACTTCTTCCGCCTGACAAACGTATCTCAAACTTCTAATCTGTTCGTGTTTGAGCTTACTATAAAGATAAGCACCGTCTAATTTTAAAACTCTATTATATATTTTTTGAAGCTCGGGGTGTTTAAGTTTGTTCCCGATATAAACGAAATCATAACCATCCCCATTATACGCGACTATAACAGAAACGCGATCATTATCCAACCAATCCACAAAACTCTCGATTGAATAAAACGGTTTATACGTTTGCTTTACGCCGTCCACAACTTTGATTGCACCAATAAGAAAGACGTTATCATCTTTGTCTACTTCAATATCAACACTTACCCACGAGTGAGGAACAACCCAGTCTACAACGCCGTCTGCACCTAACCGTCTTGTGAGATACTCTATATCGGATTCAACAGTTAACCCGCTTTCTTTCCTCAATATATTTATAAGCGGAGGATATTTAACCTTAACTTTGAACATTTCTTTCTCTGATACGATATCAGGATATAGAACATTTATGCGTTCCAAATCACTTGAAACCACGCCGTCGAACCCGCTCAGATCGCGTTGAGAATAGAAATAAGGATACCCCAGTTCTTCTACCGACTTATAAACAACGTCCCCATCAGGAGTTAAAAACCAATAAAGACCGTTGTCGAATCCGGCATTAACCGCTTGAATCATTAAACACCTTATTCAAATTAGGATAAAACACACAGCTCTGTTGTTTAATGAAAGGACAAATTGTGTGAGGAATGTTCTTACAGGCGTAATTATACCCGCCGACCAGTTTTATACTATCGAAATTGCTTTTTGTTATTTCCGGTTTATAATCATCCGCATATTTTATAATGTTCTCAAACTTCGCACCCTCGTGATTTCTCCAAAGGAAACTGGCAAGAACGATCCGTTCAGTGTGTCCGATATATCCAGTGGTTTTCAATTTATCAATCGCTTGATGAACACACGGAGGATATTGACTTTCTTCAAGAACCTGTCTGCTTGTTTCGTAAGAAAACCCGTCCTGCCCCGATTGTTTCGAAAAATTCAGAATATACTTGCTTGTATTGTTTTCCCCGTAATAATCGACCTTCACATTTGATTTGGAAAACTCACGCATTTCCTCGATATCCATTTCGGGATTTACCATAATCATATAAGAATCACTTTTGGTGTTTAAAGTATTCGGAATCCTCGCCATTCCACGAACGTTCCCAATAACACTTAAATCCACGTTATCTTTAATTTCGAGATAGTCTATAATATTTCTACACCCCGTCTTGTAAAGTTCTTTCCCGCGAATTGGTTGATACAGATCATAATACAGATGAACCCCGCGACCCGTGAAATACGTTCTTGTCGGCTTCATTTTTAACCGATTGAATGCATCCAGAACCGCCGTATAGTTCTTATGTAAATCCTCCCCGTGATGCGAATCGATATCTACAAACATAGTATCAAACTCATCCATCCCCAACTGATTCATAGAAAACACCGACAGATAAGAATCCGGAAGAACACCAATATCCATAATATCATTAACAATTGTTCGGGTTAAACCATATTCCCTCGGAATTACATCCCCTCTCGACCACTTATAAATATCCTCATAAAACGTTGATTTCATCATTCTAACTTCACCTTATTCCAATCAATTTTAGAAATGACGATCAATGGTCGTCCAGTTTCTTCCGATCCGTTTTCTTTGTTATCAACCACGCCGCCGAGTGTCTGAATGTAGTCCTGTATTGCTTTTATCTCGGATTTTGTAAAAGGTTCAGCACGTGAAATTACAAGAGTTAATAGATTATCGAACCCCAGTGTTCCAGCGAAAGACGAATCAAACGTCACGGAAGCCGGAAAATTCCCAAGAATTTTGTTATATACCTTCCGCGGTACCATCGTGACAGGTTCACCTAACAGACCTCTCTCAAACATAATTACGCCTTCCTGCTATAAGCGATCTCTGCTTCTTCATCTGTCGAATCGTGGTATCCTTCTTCGTCGATCCTAACCCACCGAAACGCACTCCAATCCTGAAAGAATGGAGACCTGACCGAACATAACTTACGGAAATTCTGCATAGTGTGTTTTTTAGGAACGTCGAGATAGGTTATATATTTAGTGTAATAAAGAACAGTATCCCCGCCTCTAACTTTGTCGTGTTCGTTGAACATATTTATAGGATTCACAGACGCGTGATGAGTGAATAGCATAAACCCGTTTGTTTTAGAAAGCAATTTATTAAACGACATAAACAGAAACCCGCTTGCATCCGCTCTCGCTGGGAAATTCATAGTGGATGAATTAAACTGTTCTTGGAATATCATAGTGAATGAATCCAAAATAAACGCCACGTGCTTTTTCCCTTTCAAATCCGGATAAATCGTATCTTCCGGTTTAATATCCTTTTTAAGTAGAACGACCTCAATCTTACCATTTTTGTTGATATCTAAATCTATGGAGTTACCAAGAAGTTGATTCAAATCCATAAAGGATCGAACCTTATAATAATGAAACTTCTCCGCATAATTAGCATTAAATTTCTTTTCAAACTTTTCTTTCCACGCTTGTTCCATTCCTTTGAATCCAGTTTCACTATCTAACCAAAAAACGTCGTAACCTTTCCCCATCAGACTGAACGCTTCTTCATAAAGCAGCAAACTCTTTCCAACCGATGGAACGCTATACAACGCGTAGAACTCCTCACTTACGTAATTACCCCAAAATTCAGACAAATTTTTCAGAAAACACTCTGTATTCTCTTTCATATTTTCCTCCCTTAACCATTTTAATGTGCTTACACTCCGTTTTTCTAAACATATAATTAGGACAGGTGCAGTGGAATTCCCCGTTTAACTCATTGACCACGTGAAATCTTGTATGTTTCACAACAAGCCAATACATAAGTTATCCCGATCTTACACCAACACGATGTCCTTTGAACGCTTTTGAATGTATAGATGCAATCATCGCAGCGGTAGATTCCTGCGAGATTCCCACTTGCAGAACCCCACACTGCTGACAAATTGCAGAAAACATTAAGATTCTACATCGCCAAAGACGTAGCCTCTATACCCACTCTTGAAAGTCTGCTTCTTTATTACTACCGATACCTGATTTCCGCTTTCGATTGCAGGACGTATAATATTCTCGGCATCTTTCATCAGAACAGTTGCAGATGTCCTGAAAGTCCCTTTGTCAGTCATTAGATAGAGAATTTTCAGTGGATCGCCGTTCTTTCCTGAACGATTCGTAACATCTATATCCACATTGGATATTACTATCGGCTTGTTCAATATCTCGTCGATTCTCTTTGCTTCGGGGTATTTCCCGATGTTCATTCCTTTTATTTCACCAAACTTCTTTACTTCACTCATTCTTTTCACCCAGTTTCCTTTCTGTTAGTTCTCCCGACAGTTCGTCTTTCACAAAATAAACCGCTGGAACGTCAAGCTCTGCGAATTTCTTATAACACAGCGCGACTAATGGAGAATACCCCATTACGACAAATCTCAAATCCGCACCTTCTGGATACGATTCTTTAACAGATTCGCATCGAGATTCAGCCAAAGCCAAATCCTTATCGGTTATGTGCGTTGTTGAAAAAACGTAGTCAACCGCTGCTTCCTTCGAATAATCGCTCGCCAACCAATTGTCCTGATACTTCTGTTTTACAAACTTATGTGGATAAATATACACTGTCATTTTCTCACCTTTTTTCCCTTTTGGGTTAAACCAATATTACTAAAAAGTATATAATCCTTTTCTTCCATCAATTTAACTCCTGAAAAACTACTCTGCCGTCGGTTTTATCCTTAATTACTAACACCCAAACAACACCGAGAACATTCGCTGTTTCCTTTAAATTAAAAACGCGGTGTTGACGATCCGTGTGTTCTGAAAGAAAAACGAAATCGGCTTTCCTCTTTTTGAATGCTTTTTGTTTCGAATCACCGAAAAACGCGATCATAGGAGAAAGAATAGCAACATTAACATTAGTATCGTATAACGCCCGCGCAATTTCACTGTAAACAAGCGGAACTGTCGGAATGATCATTATCTCGTCGTCGGCAAGAGATTTCAAAGTTTCGATTAAACCCTTCCAAGTTTCCCGCGTCTTATATCCGGCGTGCTTTGCAAACTGCAAAACATCAAACTGGTTGTCGTCCACCACGACGGTTAAATCTTTTGGGATATTTGCGAACAACACTTTTATCATTTTCAGTTCCATTTTTTCCTCCTTTGCATTTTGGGCAAGTTCCTATCCAAGGATTACCATTCGAATCTTCTGAAATAACAACGCCTGAATCAAAACAGACATCACACATCTGCGGTTTTCCTGAACTTTATAACACCCGCTTTCGCCATCGCATCAAAAGTTTCGAGAAACGTTTTCTGCATCGTGAGAAACTCTTTCTCGTCTTTATGATATAAATTATATGTAGACACTAATATAAATGAAACGATAGAATCCTGATCAAACTTTTTCTCCAAAACGTCCATTACTTTATTTGCTTTCTCAATCGTGGATTTTACAGATTCGAAAAACTCCTTTACTTCCTCGTTGTTATCCTTCTCTTTAACTTTAGTAGACAAAGAAATACACCACCCCAAATTCTGAACCGATTTCCAGAACGGTATTCCCAGCACGACAAAACTTGGTGACTTTCTTCGTCGACCTTATTTCTCCGGCGTTTGGAATACTCTCATCCCTGATACACACCCAGTTATCACCTTTAAACATAATAGTGTTGATCTTACCTTTTGTAGAAAACTGCTTCGGCATCATCATTAATCCCGAAGTATATAAACGCGGATGTATATATAACGCGGCATTAACACCTTCCCCGAACTCGAAAGATTCGAGAGATTTGATGATTATATACTGCGAAGTGGAATCTATTGCACCAATATGCACGACGTAACCATTTTCCAACCATTCAGATTTTTGCGGGTTAATTTTAATTTCTCCGTTCTGTATTAGTTCTTCTGCTGCTTCTTTGCTTATCATAGCAGTAGTTTATTACAAGAACCTATATAAATGTTTACTGTGACGCGTAGAACGGTTACAATTAAACGACGCGTAACTGTTCCTCGGTTATTCTATCTTTCTTTCGCGGAAACGGTTAACAGTATACAGTTACCAATTATGTTACTAATATTATTCCTAATGTATTATATAAGGGAATCGTTTATAAATCGCTGGCGGGGGATTTACTCTTTATGGTAGTTTAGATCGACGAAAAGGGAGATCGTTTAACTACGAACTCACAAACACTGTTTAATGACCAATCACAATTGGTAGAGGATCAAATTTTCAGATTTTGTGTATCGATATCGGCGGTAGAGCGGCTGTTTCAAAATGCGTTTTTCTGTATATAGTTAATTTCGATATTCGCGGATCGGTATAACTTCGCGAGGTTTGCGGGGTGTTGAAATTGACACGTAATCAGTTAAAATCTATACAAATTAAGATCAAAATTTAACGATATACGAATATACAAATTTAGAGAAATAAACCCCGCTGAAAAAATATCAAAAAACACTGAATAATAGCGGTTCAGCGTGCAATTTTCACAATAAACGGGGGAAAAATTAACCTCAAAATCGTTTTTGACACGGGAAAAAAGCGGATTTGCAATCAATTTAACCGCGATTAAAAAAACAGTGGAAAAATTGATCGATTCGCTACATTCGTATATAGCGGAAAATTAACGGTTTTCATTAGGGAATAGCGGGTTTGCAATCAAAACAAACATTTATAAGCTCCTAATCCCTAACCCCCTTATGGCAAACACAAAAAAGCCTAAAACACAAAACGGAATTGATAGCACTCTTTCCGCTACAGATAGCGGATCGGAAACGCAGAAACTTCTCGCGATGGTCGCGAAACTATCAGCGGAAATTGAAGCGTTAAAAAACGGAAACGTCACGCAAACAACAACATCGAAAACCCCGATTTTAAACGGTTCTGAACAGTGGTCACCCGCGATGTGGGAAATGTTCCCCCACGTGGAACTTAAGGACGTAACATCGGATAAACCCGCGAAGATCGACATAACAAAGATCGCTTTAACAAAGCATACCACGCTAAAACCTAACTACATAACGCGAACAATGGAAACCGTCGAATACGTGAAGATTCACGCATTAGCAAACATAGGCGGGAAAACCGTTACATTCGACGTCAGCGAATCAAGTCACGTGGGACAGTTTATCCGTAACGCATATTTTGACAAAGCGGGGGAAAAATACGAGCCTAATCGCATATACGATACCCCGATAAAATTCGAGGTCACAAGAACTGCAACAAACAACACCCGCGTACCATACAAATTTACGGTTAAGGCATAATCCTTAACCCCATTTTTTTAACGTGGTCACTATGGATAGATCAACACGATTAAAACTACGCGGACAGTTACGCGAAGAGCGTAATAATCAATGTGAAGAGTGCGGATCAACCGATAGATTGGAATTTCACCATATCATACCAACGGGGTTAAGAGGACGCGGACGGGGTTCACAAAACCGATTATATGATATACAGAAACACCCGCTAAATTATCGGCTACTATGTCATACGTGTCACAGATCATATCATCGCGAGAACTTAAGATTTTACAAAGAGGTAAATCCTATATGATACTTAAGTATATGATTAACTCTAAAAATGGTAAAGTCTATGGTCGCTTGATATATGATAATCGTATGATAGCGTCATATACTGGAAAAACTCGCGAAGAGGTAAAACGCAAATTAGAAGTTATGCGAAACACGATCCTTCACTCGAGGTAATATATATGATTCCATTCTTTATTATTTATCTATTTTTATATGTCATACTATTCGTAATATATATGATATATCGTATGATTTACCCGATTGTCATATTATTCACGCTTATCACGATCCTTTTTGTTTTGAACTTCTTAAATGTGGTGGGAATTGTATGAAAACAACGGAAAACAACGGTTTTGTTGAGAAAACAAACATTGATATGATTCCATCGGATACAGGTTTAAGGCGGTTCAAACAGAATCACTTTTTAAGTAACGGAGGTTATATATGATTCACGGATTAATGAAACAAAGATATGATTTCTACTATAAGATAATTCACGTAGACCCCACTGAAACAATCAGAATATCACTTGATGATTACTATGATAGTTTTGCATATCTTCAAGAATATAAGGGGCGGCAATATATTTTATATTACCTGAAAATCAAGAAGCAATACCGTGCAGGTATTATGAGAATAAATAAGAAATGCCGCGTATCATTAGCGGGAATGGATTTAAAAGATAAACTTAAACGCCGCGAATGGTTAGATTTATTCAAAGAATTAGATAAACGCGGAATCATAGATATGCATATAAGATCAGTATATGGGAAATTTGAACATTTTAGAAGCGTGCTTAAACATAAGCCGAGTGAAATAGATGGAAAAATTATCATATAAGCGAGTGCAGTTAGGATTTTTCTATCATTGCGATCAATGTCATTGTATGATCGAGGGAGGACACGATGCATACGTGACTATATATATGATTGATTCTGATTCAGCGAAATTATCAAAACCAGTATGTCATTCTTGCGCGGTTAAGAATGGTGGGACAATATATGACTAATACAAATTTCAAAATTCTTGTAATATAAAGGAGGGATTAATATGATTGATTTAAAAGCGGAATTAAAACGCAATTTAGAATTTACAAAGGAATTAGAGAAAAAGTATGAAGCTCTGGAATTTCGTGTGAAAAACGAGTTTGATCGTGGATATGGAGAAGGACACAAATTCCTCCAACGCGAATATGAAGAACGATATAATAAAGGATTCAACGCGGGGAGGGATTCAGTAAATGTTTATATGGAAAATATCCGCGCAAAAGCATACGAGGAAGGATATAAAGATGGGGTTCACGATGGTGTCGCGGAAGGGATTAAGGAAGGTTATAACAGATACGCGAAATTAATAGAATCAACAACGGGTGGTTCATAATGGATAACGTTGAATATTTAAACAAATTAGAATCAGAATTGGAACGAGTTAATAAAATCCTGCACGCGGAATATGGTAAAGGATTTGAAGAGGGAAGGAAAATCGCACATCAAGAGCGTTATCAAAAAGGATATGAAGATGGATTTGTTAAAGGGAGACACGAGAATATAGAAGCATTGAAAAACACCATTAGAGATATTGAACACAACGCGGGATTTCAAGATGGATATAAAGAGGGGAAAAGAGATTTTGCAAAATTAATAATTTCGACAATAGAAGGTGTTGAACACAAAATTAAGGAGGAATCAAAATGACGTATGAAAATGTAAATGCTGGACTTAAAACTGCGGATCACGCGACGATTGAATTTATCAATAAGTTAGAAAACGAATTGGAGCGAGTTAATGACATTCTTAAAGAACGTGACGATAGCGATAGTGATTCAAGTTATGATGCTGGTCACGATGATGGATATCAGGAAGGATATGATGTGGGAAGAGAGGAAGCAGACAGCGAAGCATATCAAAATGGATACGATCAGGGGGTTGAAGATACTAAAGAAAGTGCGTATGAAGAGGGAAGAAAAGACGGCAAAATAGAAGCAGTTAGCGAAACAGAAGCGTATACTCTTGGATATGCAAAAGGGAGAGAGGAGTCAGCAGAAGAATCGTATAAATTAGGATATAAATTAGGGGAAATGAGCGTTTCAAATGATTCCTATAAATCTGGACAAAAGGATATATATGATAAAATTTATACGAAATTCAGAGAAAAAATGTTAGAACACGGGGAGACATTACCTTATCAATACATCGAATTTGCAGAACTTTTCCACATTTTAGAATATATAGAAATTTAATAAATGGGGGAATAAAAATGAAGGAATCAACACAGAAATTCTTAAAGGATAAGGGAGAGCTCGAAATTGATTACAACATAGAAATAAATAACATTCGTGCAAAATACGAAAAAGATTGTGAACTGATAGATAAAGAATGGGAAATTCGTAAAACCGAATTACAAAAATCGTTTGAAGATCAATTAATACTCGCTCGTAGAGTATGGAATTTGGAATATTTAGAATTGATAGAGGAATGGGAAAACGAAATGAAAAATGGGAGGTAAAAACGTATGAAAATGAAACTGGTGGAAATGGGAACAAAAGATGCGGTTGAGTTCGACGACGAGCTACTTGGATTGATAAATAGCGCGGATTGGGAGGATATACAACTTATGGAGCAGATGAGAGGGAGAACAATGCCTCTTGCAAATTATCGCGAAATAATAAAAGGATTTAGGAATTTATCAAAGGGAAACAAGATCATATTCCCATTTAAAATCAATTATAGAGATTTGATGACAATGGAAAGAATGATCGAACTCGCACATAATTATACTGCATCAAAGCACACTATTCTTCGAACAAATCAGGGGGATATAAAATTCGATTTCGAGGAAGATTTGTTTATTATAAAATTTTCGCCTTCTATAATGGGACTATTCCCTAATAATTTGGAGTATGAGAAGAATTTATTTAAAGGTAAAGGACTTGGACTACTTCCTAAATCACAAACTTTGCACGATAGAACAAGAAGTATATTCCAAAGAATGGTTGGATATGATAATTTAACGGAAGTAAGAGAATATAGATTGATTGTGCGAAATGCATATAATACATTCGTTCCGATGCTACATCCTGAAAACAACGAGATTATTTCAGAATACCATCGACCGGAGAATATGCCATTCGTAATGACATACGATGGAGCGAGGGAGTTTGATATTGCTGCAATATTCGCAAATTACTATAAGAGGTTTTTCAATTTCTTGACGACTTTAACATTGGAGAGTGTTATATGAACAAAATAATAAGTGTTGGAATGGAACTGGAAGGTTCATTTGTGGGAAATAAGACTGGGAACTCGCGATCGGCTTGGTTGAATCAACTCGCAGAAAAACATCACATACACAATTTTCAAATTGGGGAAGATGGATCGGTTTCCGTATGGGGAGATAACGATTGTAGAGATTTGCTTAATATAGAACTTCGCGGGTGGATTGAAATTGAAAATATAGAACGTATGTTTGATTTCGTTAAAGATTGTTTCGAGAACGATTTTATTCAGAATAGCACTTGTGGAAATCATCTGCATTTTAGATTTTTGAATGATAATGCTGCTCTACATACTTTAAGCATTCAAGAGGTATGGAATGATTTTGCATACCAATATAAGAAATATTCTGAATTTAGAACGCAAAAATATCTTAACAGAATGTCGAATTATTACTGCAAAACAGATTCACGCAGTTTCGAAAACAACTGGAAGGGAGGAGATCGTTACTCTGGAATAAATATAACATCTTACGCGGAAGATCATAAAACATTAGAAATACGGATATTGCCTTATGCAATTACCGCGATGGAATGGATAGAGAACGCGAAATGGTTGATTGATACAATGAACGATTTAATCAATTCGCAAAGAGTATTAGAATATGAGCAAGAATTTAGTAAAAAAGAACTTGGAACATTAGTTCGATTGATATAGGAGGAAATAAAAATGTGTTATAACGCAATAATTTATGGAAGAGGGTTTGAGGACTATTTAGAAACAATTTTCGATACGGAAACAAAAACGAATGACGATGGGTTTTTTATCGAAAAGAACGGGAAAATCGTAAGAACAATCGACAAAGAGGAAGGGAAAACTGCACTTTTGCAACCTAATACTGGAAGATATCAACATTTCCATTTTAGAGCAGTTTCAGCAGGTTCTCACGATTTAGAGAATGTGCACGGGTGGGAATGGAACGGATTTAGAGTATCACACAATGGATATGCATCGGGAGGAACTTATACAACTGGGAGAAGTATAAACAGTTATTATGGATATGACGGATATGAAGATGTCGCATATTCAAATTGCACCCCATATTCTACTGCACATTGGGATAGTAAAACTTCAAAGTTTGTATCTGCATCTGACAACAAACACGAGGATACGGATTCTCTCGAATTTCTTAAATCTGTAGAAGTTCCAAAGGAATTTACAGATGATGAGATCATAAGAGTATTTACGGAAGCAATCGACAAAAAAGACCTTTACGGGGTTCTCTATGTATCAAAAGAGGATAAATCGTATGTTTTCTCTGTAAGGAAACCAGTTCATATATATGTAACACCGAAATATTCGATGTATATATCTAATGAAGCGATAGATTTTGTTGAGAGTTCATATTGGGAAATCCCCGGCGGGAAACCGATAAAATTCACACAAAATAAATTTGCACACGCTTCTGTTTTAAATGTCGCATTAGTGATAGATAAGGGAACGATAACAAAAATGAAGGAAATCGAGTTCAAAAAGACAGTTTCAGATGCTATTAAATCCCCGTGGAATTGGACTTATCCGAACATAAGTGGAAAATATCTCCCCGCGAAGGAAGGAAACGACAGTTTTTTAGGAGATATAGGCGCGAAAATGAAATCGGCATTGACCACAATAGATACCGTTATAGAAGAAATCTTAACCGCGTCAGACTCAATTTTCGCAAATGGTGACGAGACCGTAATAGATGAGAATGGAGTAAGTCTTGCGTTTCTCGAAGATTCTCTTCAAGCGTTTGATACTGAACGGTGGGCACAGGGTATCAATAACGCATTTTTAAATTTAAACAAAAAGATGCGAAAAAAAGTTAAGTGGACAATACGAGATTTCGATTATGAATATGTCGCCGTTCTTAAAGCGTTTTGTAATAAAGAAGCGGGGAAACTTCCTCAGGTATTTGTTAATTGGGTGAATAAATATTTTTTACATTATTCACCATACGATCCCTCGTCGGAAGCAATTATAGAGGAATACATAGACGATGATCTTTAACTGGGTGATTTCTGTGACTGCTAAAAAGATATTAGGAAAGACGCGATCTCCATTTGTGTATACAAAATCTGATCCTTTAGGTGTTTGTGAACGCATATATAGAGAAGTCGAAAACCGATATTTCAGTATGGGAGATATTCTTAAATCAAAAAATTACATAAGCGGATACAAGCGAACAATAGAAATTGTAGAGTATGAGAAACACCCCGAATATGACAGAGATAAGAAAATTGAACTCTTAACAACCGCGACCAGACGCACATTAGAATTTGCGAGTAAATTGGAACAGCAATTCAATGCAAGAACGAACTCGGATTATGATAACAACAACGACGATTACGATGAAGATATAGAGGACGATGATTCACCGTGAACAACGAAATAACATCTTCAATAACATTGCGGATTTTTATATACATTCTCGGATTTGTTGTCGCTCTTTATTTTCATTATATGATTATGTTTTGGTTTATTCTTGCGGTATTCTCTATCGATTTTGGTGTTGAAATGTTTGGAACGATTGTTGTCATATTTTCTTATATGTTGGTAGATGAGGAGGAGGAGGGGAAATGAGATATTTTCAGATGCGATTGCAGAAGAAATTATATGATTTAGAGAATACTAATCGTCTCGAAATCTATCTTAACGGAAAACCCGTTGATGCTAAAATACATAGACGCATAGGTAAAAGAGATCAGCTCATCGCGAAATATGTCCGGAAGTATGGTATAGACGGATTTATACGACAATTTGGAGCAACAAACAATCAAAAGGTGACATTAGGTTTATTATTTGGAGGGGGGAAATTTGGGAATCGATAGTATCAAAATAATGCGACCAATAAGCAACGGGGATTTCTATCGATTGTTATTTACTTTTACATCTTCTTTATTTGAATTGGAATCTTTACAAACATCGTTTTTAGAAATGTATAAAGGGAAAACTCTTTTAACATACAATGTGGGAATATTTTTTAAAGTGACAACCGCGTGGTTGTTTTATTCCGAGAAGGGATATATTTCCTTTTTATATGTTAGACCAGAATTCCGCAGAAAAGGATACGCGGAGAAATTAATTGATTCAGTGTTAAAGAAAATACCCGAACTTAAATGCCACGTAGAAATTACAAACACTTCGATGTTGAATCTACTGAGGAGCAAGTATGAAGTTATATCAGAAGAACCCGCAGTTTCAAGAACGGGGAAGGAACTAATTAGATTTGTATGGAGGAAAAAGAATGTTGAAATTACTAAATGATAAATTAACGAAAGAGGTTTTAACACTTCCTGAAATTCAAACACTTATTAAAAAACTATTTCAAGAAGTGGAAGATTTACAAGCGACTGTTAAATATATGCAACAACAATTAGCATTAAGCGATCACAAAGATGTGATAGTTGGGGTGATGCCGAATGACTGGACATTCAGAATTTAAAGTAATGGTGTATAACGAAATAATTAGACGCGGGGTTGTATTCTCGATATATGATTTTAATCACGTTACGGGAATAGGGAACGACGAAATTGTTGTAGAAATTCTAAAAGAACTTTTATATGAAAAACGCATTATGAGATTACCAATCGGAGGATTTACAGCAGTATGAAGAAATACCCGCGTTGTGATATGTGTGGAGAAGAAATAGTTGGGGAAGTTACGCAGAGTGTAAAAAGGGGGAAACTTATGAAACTATGTGATTTGTGTGCGTTGGAGAGTGAATATAATGAAGTGTGATTCTTGCAAAAAAGATGTGCCGTTGGTATATATTAGGTCGGGGGATAAAAATTATCACCAATCGCCGAAATGTTTGGGGAATATGTTTTACGAGATTCTTGAAACTGAAATGATGCATCACGGGATCGCGAGTGGAATACTTCCGTTGTGTGCAGATCACGATTTGGATGTTGTGGAATTTGCTGAACAATCAGATTGTATTATGTGTGGTAGACCGTGCAATACGAAAATAGTTTATGTTCCGATAACATTTGAAATCACGAACTTTTATTAAGTCGTGTGGAATATGATAATATGCCGTTTGGGAAGTTTAAAGATTGGGATGATTGTATTCTAAAGATGCGTAAATATTATTCAAAAGATGTCGCAGAAAAAGTATGTGGGAAATTGAAAGCGGAATTAGAAAAGGATCAGTTAGGAAGCGTTGGATTTGGGGGAATTATAGACGCGAATATGCAAATGAAACAGAGATTTAAAGGACAGAAAAAAAGAGTTAATTATTACGGTAGCGACGGAATGACGAATCAACCCGAACAAGTGGATAGGTGATATTATGAATTTGAGAGAACAGTTAACACTTCCGTGTATATGCGGACATCCTCAGAAGGATCACCCACTTTTTAAAGTAGAAAAAGGATTCAGTATGCAATGCACGTTATGTGAATGCAAAAAATATACAGTGACTAAACCCGATCCTAAATCACCCGACAAATCTAAATCACCGTAGTTATAATATTCTATAACTTTGGCGTTTTAACCTATCTAAATCGCTCACTGTTAAACGATAATGGTCAGTCAGGTATTATGATATGGATGTGTATTAAGTTTCAATGGTCGATTTATAAAAGAGTCGATTATAAAAATAAACCTAAATATGGGATAGTAATATTGGAGGGATAAATATGGTAAAAGTAAATCCGTATAGTAAGCAATTGAAAGAACAGGAAGATTTGAAATCGGACTTGAACGGCAAAATAAAGTTTCATCGAAAATCGTTTGATGAATACTTGGCGGAATTTGGATATTTGATATTGCAGAAAAAGACAAGTGATGATGAAAAACGTTTCTATTATCAGTATATACCGGACTGGTGGTTACGCACACACGACAGTTATGGTAAAACAAAAAAGGAATACATAAACCGTCTTAAAGATGAGATTCGCATATTGAGCAAACTTCACAGACAATTAGATCAATGCGAGAAACAAATAATATATTTAGAGGGAGAACGCGATAAATTAGATTACATAAGGTGCGAAGAAAAAGAATGAGGTGGGAAAATGAAGCAAGATATAAAAGATATGTTGGTAGTGAATTTGGTATTTGACGGGATTGCTTTATCGCTTTTAATTGCAAATGGGATTTATTATCACGACATACTCGGATCGATTGTAGAATTTTCGATGATTGTAATTCTATCGTCATTAAGTATAATCCCGATCGTGGGATTTCCGATTGCGATTATCGCTCAGTTATATTATAATGTAATTCCGATAACTCCGCTTGTAATATTCGCGTGGTTTTTTATAATGTTTTATACGTTTTTTGAATCTCTATTGATATCTATAATGTTTTTGAGGGGTAGTTTAGAATGGATAAAAAATGCGTGAATTTGGAAAAGGATTTGGCACGAAAAAATGCTAATGTAGTATCGTTGAAAGAACTGTCGCAGAACTCTTACGAGTTTATAATTGATACGGATGAACCGTATAATTGGGCGTATCACATAACGATGAACGCTTTACTCGGAGGAGGAGCTTCTATACACATCGAGAAGAAATCGCGGGGATATGGATATAGAGTTACGTTTGATAGAGTTAATGAAGAGGAAGTGGTGTTCTAATGATAACGTATAACACTTTAGAGGAAGCATTGTTAGCAGGAGCGAAATTTGCTCACGTCGGGGATAACGGGGAATACGTTGAATATCTTACATACGAGAACGGGTTTTATTACATTAAACGTTGGGTTTATGGACAATGTATTATGACAAAAGAATTTGATAGCATTGATAGTGTATTGAAAAATAGGAAGTATTCACACTGGGAAAATCAGCAGGTGGGTGAGATTAAACAACATTGTTCTCTTGACGAGATCAGCGAGATTCTAAAAGGTGTAGTTGATATACACGACGAACTTCCATATAACATTGGATATCACGTGGTTTTCTTTAAAGATAATGACGATAATAGTTATTACGAGTTAGCAATCAACAAACATTTTGTTACACCTAATAGATATTATATCGAAGCGTCTAATGTAAGGAGGTTTGGTTTTAGTAGTTCTATATTCGGAAGAGCAGCGGAGGACGATAGTTTATACTTGAAATATTGTTCGGAGCTGATTGAGGTTCTGAAAAAACTTAAACTCGATGAAGGTTGGTTTAAAATTAACGACGTTGAAATAAAAAAGAAGGTGAAACTTTGATACTTAAATCAGTCGGTTGGGTTTTTTATAAGGAAGCGGGATTTTGTTGCGGAAGATTCGGAACATTAACCGAGGATCGTGAATACCCTCATATGACTATATTCACAGACGGAACAAGAGTTTTCTTTGATGGTCACGTTATAGATTTCTGTCCGTTTTGTGGTAAGAAAATTGAAATTGAAAGGAGGTTAGATTAATGTCAGGCAAACCTCGATGGAAATGTTCAGAGTGCGGATATGAATTACCGAAAGGAAGTGACCTTTTAAAAATATGTCCGAACTGTCATAGATTAGGAACGTTTGAAAAAATAAAGGAGTGATGAAATATGATGTTGTATTCAGCAGAAATAGAAGAAATTAACCCGACGTTATCACCATACACGAGCACATATTTGACAGAGATCGTTGTGATAGCAGATAGCGCGGAAGAAGCAATAAAGAAAGTAGAAACTCGAATAGAGGAAATCAAAAGCAAAAGGATGAAAGATAAGAAAAGAGACGACGAAAGAGAACAGAGAGAAAAAGAAAAAAATCCGAACAAAATTGTTTATGGGTTGTATTCTCGAAGCGAATATAGGATTAAAAAAATCGAGGAGTTCTCTAATGGGATTATGGAAGTATATTATGCAGGAACGGGATGAGATATGTGTAAAAGATGCGAAGATTCGGAACAACCGATACACTGCGGCTGTGAATGTTATGTTACTCACGATAGACATTTGGGAACTAACATAATTTATTGCAACGTGTGTTGGCACGTAAAAAGAATGTCAGAAGTAATTGAGAACCCGAAGAACGTAAACGATGTGTTGGATGAAGCGTTTGAGGAGAACTGGAAGGAGCTCAAAGAGGAACGCAAAGGTTCTTATAAGGTCGTGGATGATAATCTATCGAGGGAAGCGTTCATTCTGTTTACCGCGGGGTTTATGAGCTGCTATGAATACTACGTTAAAAACAAGAGGTAAATATCTCGCGGGGATTGAAGATAAATATGAATCTCGAAAGGTTTAATGTATTTGTTGCGGATTACCTCGAAGAATACGTTGCAAAAACCGGGGATTGGGAAGGTGCGGATGCTATTGGGGAACGCATTAGAAAAGAGATTCACGATTTGATAAATTCGGGGATGAGTGAGTATGATTTATTTTCCGATTGAATATGCAACGATTATGATATGGATTGTATTGCTCGACGGAGTTCTTTTTTTGGGGAGAAAAACGGTTGAAATAAACGATTATCTTTTTGTCTTTATTTTCTATTCGATAGTCGTAATGCTTATAACAATAGTAGCAATACATAATACAATCGTGGATGTGTCCGCATTATTGTCAATAGTGTATGATATAGTGTTGTTTTGGTGGTGGTTAGAATGAAACTGTATAGATTAACAATAGATGAAAGGAATTCGACGTATACTGATCGAATGTGTCGTTATCTTACAACGATGTTTGTGCGTGCAACAAATTCGAATGATGCTTGGCTTAAAGGAACTGCAAGAATCAACGAAATAATTAAGATGCGAGAAAAGGAACACGAAGATTTTAAAAAGATGAGACCGTATGATTGGAAAAAGTTATCACTGATAAACGCGAGCTGGGAAAGTAAATTCTGGATATCAAATATCACGGAAATGAAAGGAGAAATTGTTGAATTCTATGAAAGAAAATGGGACATAGAGAAGTGATAATATGCTGATAGAAGAAATTGCGTTGGTGGGTATATTTATATTCGCAGTAATTTGGAATTGGAAAATAATAAAGAGGGAAAAATAATGGAAGTGTCAAAGAAACTATTGGGTGAATTGGAACGAAGAATCGACAAACTGATAAACAAGTGGTTATCAGGAGATATATCGGATAGAGATTGTTTGAAACAAGTCGCTGTATATTGGGCATTGTTTAAAACACACGACGATAGAGTGGTGGAAATGATGGGGGAAGTTAAAAATGATTAGAGAAAATGTTGTAACAAAGTTAAAAATGATCAGAGAAAACATTGCAACGATATTGAATGGGGATGTATTAGCGTCGCTTAAAACGATTCCGGATGAATTTATAGATTGCGTTATCTCGTCTCCTCCATACTACGGACTTCGCTTTTACAAAGGAGCACAATCTGTTTGGGGAGGTAATCCTAATTGTGTTCACGAATGGGAAAAATATTTCAGGAAAGGGATGGGAGGAGGAAAGAAAAGCGAAATGCTGAAAACTAAAAAGGTTGAAGGCGTCGAAAACTTCCAAGTATTTGACGGGGAATCGCAGAAGGTTTGTAAGAAGTGCAACGCGTGGTATGGTCAGCTCGGACTTGAACCGACTTACGAACTTTATGAGGATCACTTGATGCTCGTTATGAACGAATTGAAACGTGTTTTGAAAAAGACAGGAACTCTATTCTGGAATATGGGAGATTCATACGCGGGTTCAGGTGGTGCGGGAGGAGATTACAACGTCGGAGGAATACGCGAAGGACAACCTAAATATAAACAGGGAGGAACTTCTGGAATACGCGATAAATCTCTGATGATGATTCCGGAACGATTTGCTGCATCTATGGTGGATTCCGGTTGGATATTGCGTAACAAGATGATTTGGTATAAGCGTAACGCTATGCCGACAAGTGCGAAGGATCGCCTCAGCGTTAAATGGGAATACGTGTTCTTCTTTACAAAATCAGGGGGTTATTATTTCAATCTCGACGCGGTTAGAAATGCACCGAAAGCAAGTAAATCATTTAATATTCGTGTGCGTGATGCGAAGAAGGGGACACTCGATAAGAAGTGGAACGATAAATATACTGCATCCGAGGAAGAAATAAAGAACTACGACGAGAAGAATTATAAACCTTACGCGGTTGCGGAAAGAGATAAAGAATACGTGGAGTATAGAAATCTTCCCGATCTCGAAGAATTATCAGACTTCTTGAATAAATATAGATACGAATTGGGTTTTACAATAGATGAAATAGAAACGCTTTTAGATTCTAAAGGAGCTCACCACTGGTTCAACGCGGAAAGTTATCCGAGTTCAGAGGATTGGGAAAGGTTGAAAGCGATTCTTAAGTTTCCGGATAGTTACGACGACGCGATGAGAAACGTATATCTGAAATCTTCCGAGAAAAGAACCGATCCTAAAGGTGCAAATCCGGGGGATGTAATATTAGACAATTCCGAGTTTGATGTATTTAGTGATCCCAATATTCAGGATGCGTTCTTTGATTACCTCGAGGAGAATAGACCGGAGCTGCTGATGAATCCCGTTTTGGATGTTCCTATCAGACCGCACAATTTTGCTCACTTCGCAGTGTTTCCGGAGACGCTTGTTAATCCGTTAATTCAAATGGGATGTCCACCCAACGGAGTAGTTTTAGACCCATTCGCTGGATCAGGAACTGTCGGGGTGGTTGCAAAGAACAACGGATTGGATGTAATACTCATTGAGATCAGTAAGGAATACGTTGACATAATCAAGAAAAGATTAGGAGATTTTTTCGGGACAGTTGTAGATATTAAAGAAGGTGGAAATTGAAATGATATACGACACAGGAAGGATTCAACCGCTGAACACTTATGTTGCTGAAAATATACACGTAACTCATTATGGATTGGTAACAGTAATAACGAGAGCAAAGACCGCAGATGAAGCGTGGAAAAAAATAATTGAATATGTGCGAGATATGTATGGTGACTCTTATTCGTTTGATTACGGTGCATTCGGAAATGTAAATCAAATGGCAGACGACGATTTATTTGCATATGTTGAAGAAAGATTTAAGAAAAAGAAAAGGAGAGAGAAACTATGATATACGATACGTTTTCGGTTGGATTAATATTCTTGACAACGGCGTTGATATTTCAAGCGGGATGGATGATCGATTTCAGTTTGACAAAAACTGTGTATGTTCCATTTCTGTTCAAAACTTATCAAATCAGCGGTGAAGTTTGGTTTCTTATTGCGTATAGTTATCTGGTAGCGTCGGGGGTTACTCTATCACTTTTAATCAACGACATTTATTTTCTTCCGTTTTATATCATTTATATGTCGTGTGTAATATACATTCAGATAAATCGTAATGAATATAAACAGGAACGTATAACATTGACGACGTATGGTCAGAGATATAACATCGCGTTTTATTCTGGAATTGTCGCATTGGTCGTTGGGTTCTTTGTTGCAGGGGTGATATAGGTGGATGAATATAAGTTAGCAGAGAAGTTTGAGGAGTTATTAAAACACAAAATCAATGAGCGGATTTACGACAACAGCAAAGCATACAAAGACGGAATAATGACCGAGTATTTTGCTGGGGAAAAAACGGGGTTAGAAGAAAGTTTGTATGTGATGTTAGAAGCTCTTGCGTGTATAAAAAGAAGGAGGAGTTAAATATGGAAGAACAATTGTGTTTGGCAGGAATTGTAGTAAGAGGTAGCACGCGTTGGTGTGAACTTCCTAAATATCACGAAGGTTCTCACTTTGTTAAAGGAGAAAATTTTGAAATAAAATGGGAAGATAAACTCGAAACGAGACGTCCAATTGATGATTGGTTTAAAAGTTTAAAGAGTGATATGGAGGGGTGAAAAATAAAATGGAAAGTATAATAGAAAAAGCGAAAGAGATTGTGGACGGACACGCGAATGATAGAGATTTGGGAAAGGAGCGGTCAATGAAAAGAATTGTTGATGTATTCAACAAATTGACCGGAAAGGATTTGACGGAGCACGACGGGGATATCTTTATGGTGTGTTTGAAATTAGTTCGAATGCAGTTGGATAAAGTCGGAGAAGATCACTACGTCGATGCGGTTGGATATCTACAGATGGCGTTTGAAGCGAAGAGGGGATCAGAATGAATTATCACTTGGTTTTAGTAAACGACGCGTTTCACGAGACACACGTGGGATTAGCGGAAACTGAAATGACATTCGACGAATTTCTCGCGGCTTGTAAAGAGTTCGACAAAACAAAACCTAAACTTTTTGATTCGGCAGCTCTGCGAGGTTTCATAAAAGAGAAATACAATAAGAGCGTAACCTTCATCAATTTCAAAATGTTAGACTGGTATTCAATGGAGGAGGTAAAATGAACGACAAATCAGACGATGAATGGATGAAGCAGCACAAACACGAAATGCAGCTCGAATATTTAAGACAACAGCACGAGTCAGAAGTTGACTACAATGAAAAGTTGGATAAACTTTATTTGGAATACAAAACAAAATGCGATCAAATAGACAGGGAAGGGGAACTGTTGAAATATGTAGAAAGAGATAAGTATCAAGCGAAGATAGTGGAAGCAACTAACGAGTGGCTTAAAGAGCAGGGGAGACTTCGAGAAGAATTTGAGGTGGAGTAAATGATAGGGGGTATTAAATATGTGTAAGAAATGTAGAATAGTATATCCGGATAAAAGATGTAAATGCAAATGCGATACGGTTTGGACTGGTGGGAATGAACATTGTGATATCTGCGATCATTGGATAAACAACGCAGTTGTTAAACGAAATAAAATTGCAATTTGGTTCGGAGCGCTTTTTATTTTTTTGGATTCTGTGCTTGTTTATTATATAGGAACAACTAATCTTTCGGTTGTATCTCAATCCGTGTATATTCTCATAGCAGATTTAATTTTATTTGCAGCGTTAGAATGTTTTTGGGTAGGTCGTAAAAAGGTGGTGGAATAAATGATAAAAACGTGTGAAGTGTGTGAGGGAACAGGAATAGTTTGCGATGAAGAATGCAATGGATGTCACGGAACTGGTTATATTCATTTGAGAAAAAAACCAAAACAACCGTGCAAACATTACGACAGAGAAGAAATAAATTTGGTGCTCGATGGGAAAACCCCGCCAATAGTAAAATGTAAAATATGCGGGGAAGTGATAGAATGATATCTGAAATATTCGACGAACCGAACCCGAAAAGTAATACGGTGGGGATTGAAATGAGCGGTGTAATAGATTTAAGCAATGATAGGGTAGATTTGAGTTCTATCAACATAGATAATTTTTCTGGATATGAATATCATATCGATATGAAGAAGCATCTATTAAACGAAACAGTAATAGCGATATTTGCTCAACAGAACGCCGGAGCGGATCACAACGCGATGTTTATAAGTTATAAATTGTATTCGGAATTGTTAGAGTATAATACTACAATGTTTTCTACATTTATAGGTGAGAAAAGATTGGGAGCATTTTTAATCCCGACGATCTACGGAAGATGCGTTTTCTTCCACGATAAAGACGATGGTTTAGTTTTGTTTGTTAATGTAAAAGATGGGGGATGCGATTGTGAGAAAATATAAAATATTGGTGTGTAGAACTTGCGGGTTTAATATCCCTCTTACAAAATTAACTAATATCAAAACTTGTCCGGCGTGTGGGAAAAATTTTCTTATTGGGATTGTAGAAAGCACGTGGGATAGAGATCGCCGATGGGGAGATCGTAGAAGGAGACAAAGGGATGTGATATAATGTGTTACCAATGTTCAGAAAAAGGTTGCAGGTGTCTTTGTGTTTTCATAGATGCATCAACATCCTATACGATATATACACCGAATCAAAGAGTGTGTGAATTTTGTGGTCACAATAGAAATTACAGAGCCGATAGTATAATCCCAATGGGAAGTAATATAACAACAGATGCGGGTTTTAACGGGGTTCAATACGTAACACAGAAGGGGGATTTCTAATGGATGAGATATTTGTTGCAATTATGGTGATCGGAATTTCCGTTCTCTTTTTGAACTGGATTGTCTCTTACATCATCTTTGGGATTTGGGGTGTAATCATTCAACTCTCGGCATTTGGAATAGTAATATTTATCTTCTATTTGTATGTAAGGAGGAATCCCGATGGTTTATAATGGATGGTGTGATTACTGTCATAACGGATTCGATAATGTTCCGAAGTGGAAAGTTATCTTTTTAATTATAAAGCATCGGCATTTGATAGATGCTATTTTACATTCGAACGCGGTTTTTTGGAAGGGGAAGAAATGAAAGAAGAAATAACATTAACTTATAAAGTGAGTTTAAAAGATACGATGGATGAAATAAAAGAATTGAGTGCGGTCTGTCAAGTATGCGGACACGAAGCGAAAATAAAATCACTTAAAACGAAGCACTACTGTTTGAAATGTAAGCCGGAAAAAGTGTTAATTTATTTGCCGGAAGATTATGAATACTTAAAAACGTATATATGGGGGATAAACAAATGCGATTGATTATAAAAGGAAATGAAATACTGATAGATATGGAACAGGACGTGCTTATACATTCGGGTGAATCCCCTGTATTTTCTACGGACAGCAATCACGTGGTTAAACTTACGCGGGAAGATAGTAATATATTCAACGTTGAATTATTCTTTCTCCCGATGATAAAGAAATATTTAACGCGAAAGAAACGCAATTCGAAGGGTCAACTATGATAGATCAAACACCCCGCGATATTGCTGCAACTCTTTTTAAATTCGTTCCGAAGGAAGAAGGGGACGTTTGGTATGAACCGTTTAAAGGGGAAGGAGCGTTTTACGATTTGATGCCCGAACCCAAATTCTATTCTGAAATCAATGAAGGGTTAGATATGTTCGACAACACCCGACGTTGCGACAGAATAGTAACGAATCCCCCATTCGCGATTGTTATCAACGGGGAAAAAATGAACGGAACTATTCCAACGCTTGAGAAATGTTTTGAAGTAACCAACAAATCAGTTTCGTATCTTATAAATCTAAAATGTCTTAACGCGCTTACGCCTGTGAGATTACGCAGATACAGTGATGCGGGATGGAATATAACATTTCTGCACGTTCTGAATATTTCTCTTTGGTTCGGGAGATATTACTTTATAACTTTTGAACGCGGGAAACCCTCGATAATATCTTTTTAACCCATTTAGATCGCTCACTGTTAAACGTTTTCACTCCCGCGAGTATGATAATATGTCGAGGAGTAAAAATGCAACAGCGGATTTATAAAAGAGTCGCTTATATTAATCGACGAGGGTGTTTAGAATCTGTAATACGGTGTCGTCGTATGTTTCTATTATCAACGTAACCTGTCCCTGCGAGATTTGAATTCCGGTTAGTATCAGGTTGTCGAGGATCGTTCCGTCCGCGAATTGTAGATTGTATACGTAAGGTGCATTTTGGTTATCCAATTTCGCGAGATTGTAATATCCAAACGTTATAATGTCAACCGACCACTGTCCCTGCGAGTATGTCGAACCGACGTTATTTGCAAATGTATCTAACTGTGTTTGAGTTCCGCTGGGTAATGACAACCAATTGTTTCCGATGTTCCTCACAGGAGTTCCTGCACCATAATACGCGGAATATGACTGGTTATCAATTGTCGCTTGAACCTGAACACTCCCGTAGTTGCTAACGACGTTATACTCTTTACTTGAAACAACGAAGATGGTGTTTTCAACTAATGTCACAGAAGGGTTAGAAATTTGGTAATTCAGCAATAAGAGATTGTTCTCATTATCAACAACCAAATTATAGTTTAACAAACTGAGCAGTTCTAAAACCTGCTGCATTACGCTTTTTCCACCGAAGTTTACAGTGAAAGTTGTGTCTCCTTGCATCGGTTGAATCTTCGCAGTTCCAAGAGAAGTTTGTGATGCAAAGGTTGTTATCATACTTGTAAGTGTTCCGGTTACTACGTTATCGATTACTTCCGCGAAATCCCATAGACCATCGTAAGCGACTACTGTATATTCATAATCAGAATACTTCGTGATTGTTCGTATAATTCCAGTAAATGCTAAATTCCCGCGATAGAAGAACTGAACCCCATTTCCCAACGACAAAGACTTTAAATCGTTTTTCGAAACCCTAAATGTTACGTTGCTCGCAGCGTTTATGTTTCTCTGCATAGTTATTTGGTAAGCTCGAACCGCAACTCCGGATATATAGATTGTGAAGTTCTGTCCGCGATTCGGGAGACTGTTCGACGCTGTAACTATATATGTGTTATCGATTGGTTCTACTCTATCGTTAAACGATATATCCAACGTGCTAACAACGTTAATTGATATACTGTTGGTCTGATAACTCCCACTCATTCCGTAAAACGTATACGTTCCAACCGCTAATCCAACGGCAGAAAAGGAATACGAAGTTCCGGTTGTTCCAGTAGATGTTCCGTTTTGATACCAAGTAACGCTGGACGATGAAGTGAAAGATACAGACAAACTTCCGGTTTCATTGAATGCATAATTCTGATCTGCGGAGATCGCGATGCTTTCCGGAACTACCGTGATTGTTATACTCGGCGTTACTCTGTTATTGGTTGCATCTGTTACCTCGACGCTATAAGTTGTAGTTTCTGATATACTCGTGGAATATGACGAAGTGGTTGCGAGGATATTACTGGTAGTTATATACCACTGATACGAAAGCGGGTAAGTTCCTCCAGTGACAGTTACATAGAGATTTATGAATGAACCCGCAACAACCGTTGTGTTGCTCGTTGTGATTTCCGCGCTGAATGTTCCGACTTCTATTGATAGTTGATTTGAATATACTGCGGTGGTGGTGTTCGTATCTGTTATTAAAACGAAGAACGTATAAACTCCTAAAGTATTGGGTGCATCGAATACGTAAGATGTCGTTGCTGTTATCTTGCTTTGCGTTCCACTTGGATCAACTTCGAACCACTGGTAAGAGAAACTACCACTTCCTCTGGTTACTGACAACGATAGAGTTATAGAGTTATCTTCAAGAACCGATGTGCTTGGTGCGGATAACGTTCCAACTTGAACTGAACTGACAGATATAGAATATACACTGCTCGACGCGAGTTCTCCGGAATTGGTGTCATTAACTACACAATAATAGAAAAGCGGGGATGATTCCTCGACCACAAACGTGTAAGATGGTGCGGTTGAACTCACTGATGTTCCTCCCGTGTTGCTATCTGATGTGTTTGAATACCACTGGTAACTATAATCTCCACTCCCTCCAGAAACATTAACGTATATACTTTCCTGCGAACCGTAATTTAAAACCGAACCAAGAGAAGAACCGATAGAGATCGTAAGACCGCCGACTACAGTTATATAAATCGGGATAGATAATACAACATTTCCGGTTATCGCGTCTGATATAATTGCAACGATTGTATGTATTCCGTTGGTGCTGGATGTATAATTTAACGTGTTGCTTTCGTTTCCAATCGCAGAACCGTTATCCTGCCACGCATAAATAAACTTCCCTGAACCACCAGTGGTTGTTAATACGATTACAGATGTAGAACCCGCTTTAAGAAATCCTATATTGGATGATGAACCATTAATAGTTGAACTCGTAGTTATCGCGGAATATACCGTGATGTCTCCCGTGCTCGTGGTTATAACAGATGATGAAGATGTGTCAGTAACAGTGACAGTAAAGTTTGCGGTTGTCGTTGAAACGTCGGGGATGAATGTGTAAAGAGGACTGTTAACATTTATATTGGTTAAGTTTTGTTCCCACGCGTAAGTATAATTCCCACTTCCTCCAGTTACCACCACGTATAGTGAGACGTTCTGTGAAATATCCAGATATTGCGATTCCATTGCAATGTAAGCAGAGAAAGAACCAACGGTGACTGTAAACACGTTACTCTGTGAAATTATCCCGCTGCTGTCAGTTACGATACAGTAAAAAGTTATCTGCTCCCCGCTTGTGAATCCACTTGTTCCTAAAGTGTAAGTGTATTGATAAGATGTTGCACCACTTATAGAAGAATATGCACCTCCCGCGGTTGACATCCACCACTGATAAGAATACCCACCGCTTCCGTTTATCGCATTACATTGCATTGTTGTAGACTGATCACCGTTTAAAGTAGCATTGGTTGTTTGTAATGTTGCTGATAAATCGTAATTTACAGAAACCCCATTTAACCAAACATTGATAATCGTTGAACTGCTGTAATATGAAACTGTGTTGTCAATAGAAATATTATTTAAAAATAATTGTTCGATACCACTTAAGGAAGATGTTGCAGTAGTTTCATAACCAACTTGTTCATAAGTATAATTAATTTGATATTGAACTTCAACCGTTGAATTATCTACAACCGACGATGTATAAGTAGAATTGCTGATATCTGTTCCATTAAAAGATATACTATAAGTTATACTTGTAACAGTAACAGGATATGGAAAAAATTGATTAGCGGAAAGCGTAACAGAACTACTCACTCTGCATCACCGATTGTTAGAACCACCGACGCATCCCACGCGCTTGGTGTTCCCCCGTTTTGTGTTATTTGCATCTGTGTTACGTATCCCTGAAATGTCCCAACGTTGTTTAACGTTCCGGAGTAATAAGTTCCCCATTCCGCCGATAAATTGACTTCATAAATACTTCCACTTGCATCGCTGTATGTAGATAACCACGATGTTATATCACTCTTTGTAAGAATTGTCCAGTTAATTGTAAGCGTCATTGAAGCACCGCCGTAGTTTAACAGAATGGGTTGATTGTTAAGCGGGATTGGAATCGTTGTCGCCATAACCTGTTTATTTACACTAACACTTGCATTATTCGGGAAGGTATAGGTATTGTTGGTGGATAGATTGATAATGCTTACCACGAGCTGTTCCCCCTCAACCTATACTGAATCCTTTTATAGATAACGTCTGCTAACTGATTAACATCAACTTCTCTTGAAACGTTTGCGTGAACTGTAACTCCAAGATTATTCGTGGTGTTCTGTCCTGCGGGAATGACCACCTCACCTTTGTGCAGGTATGCTAATCCGTTTGAACCTATTGTTCCCCCAGTTTGCAATTTGGTTACAGATTCCAATGCTTTCATAATATCTGAACCAGTATTGGATATTCCGTTCGCGAAGAAATCGTAAATCGACGTTAAAAATTTAACAACGGGAGGAAGATATTTCGAGATAAACGATGCGACTATTTTAAAGAACGTAATCAAGAGACCGATTCCAGTTGCAACAATAGTTATAATTCCCACTATAGCAACCAAAGGAGCTGCTAATATCACACCCAATCCTATCATTACATACATTATTGCTTTTATTCCTTCGAGCAGATAAGGATTAAGGTATTTGAAAAGCATTGTTAAAACATTGCTTATAATTTTTTCAATCCCCATTATCTGTTTGATAAATTGAGGAAGATTTATTTGACGCAATATATTACTAAACATCATAAGAAAGGGAAGAAGAATCGCCATAAACATTATCGCGGGTGGAAGAAAGAATATCGTTAACAACTTTTGAATGATTTGCATTATCGCTTTGATAGGAGCTAACCCCATTATAAATTGCAGAATTTTTGCAAGAATCGCTATAGCAGCAACTCCCGCCATAACCCCAACTCCAACTCCTGCTGCACCTAATCCTCCTGCTCCTTTGCTTCCTCCCCCAGTGAGAACGTTAAACCCCGATTTCCCTATCGATTTAAACCCATTCTTGAGAGAACCGAAGATTCCACCCCCGTGTTTATTTATCACGTCGTGTATCTTCTGTAAATGTTTATTTTGAGTAACAGATTGCGGGATTATCTTTTTTAAATGATCTGAAACAGACGACGTAATATTTCTCGCGTGTTCACTGATCTTAAGATGTTTGTTTAATGCAACCACTCCGGATTTTATACTACTACCAAAATTGAACATCCCCTTTCCGGAGAACCCCATAACACCTTTAATACCATTCAAATATTTTTCGATAGCAGTGTCTTTGCTTTTTACAACGGATTCAAGTTGTCTTTTCGCTTCATCTAATCCGGTTAGTTGAACTTCTAAACTTACTTGATAATCCGCCATTACCTTATTCTCCTATATTCCGCTTCCTCTTCCTGCAAATCCCTTTTAAGCAACCCCATTATATAACCAATTTCCGAGATACTCATTTTCTTCAACTCACTCGGTGGTATGTGGAGTTGTTTAGCAAACACGTATTCAATCTCGTATGCTTGTTTCTTTTGCGTCGGCGCGAAAGGATGAATCAGTCTCAAAATTATTTACTTTATTAACTGCTTGTTCGAGTTTGAGACCATCTGCTATAGATAATTTCACAAACAAATCCGGAGGAACATCCGGACTTTTTATAGATTCGTTAATCAGGAGTTTCCTATACAACGACGTTTTCATTATCGCTTTTGGAACTTCCCCGAGCATTTCGACGACACTTGATTTTTCCAAGATGTTTAGATACGTATCAAACGTAATTTCTTTCACGTTTACGAGCAGTTTCTTTCCTTCATAATTTACTTCTACAACTTCCATTATTTCACCTCACGCGTATGCGACTGTCATTGACGTTCCTTCAAATGATAGTTTATCGACTACCTCATCAACCGGAGGAACTTCCATTGAACCTTCGTTTCTTACCATCCCTGCAATTGTGAATGTATAATCTCCTATAACCAACTGTAGTTGATCTGTGAGAGTAACCTCTGCTACTGCGTTGTTGGCTTCGAAGATCGTTCCCAGTATATCTGAATCGTGATACACGGATAGAGTTCCCTCGACTTTGAACTGCTTAATATAATACCCTTTGTAAGTCAGTTGACCTAATCCATAAAGAAGTTCCTTATTCGTGGAGATCGTCATATCGAGTTCCTGTATAGGTGTAGTAAATCCTGCGAGAGTAGAACCTATCTGAACAGTTGCATCCTTCCAAGTTAAAACATCGGAAGGAGGGGTTAAACTCAAACTCGAAGTCGGTGCAGTTGTAGTTTCCTGTGTTCCTGTTCCGGTTAAAGTAACCTGAGCAATTGCACCCTGCTTAACATCCAATTTCGCGCTATCAAAAAGAATACCTGAAACCGAATACATATCGTAAGAAGTAAAGTAAGATTGAATATTGGTGAATCCGGTCGCAACAGTTAATCCTGCCGACCAAGAAGTATTATATCCGTCTGTATTAGGACTTGCTCCCGTTAAAACGTAATCCAACCATCCCGCTGATTCCGCAGTATCTTCCGTCAGATAAAAGTCCGAGGAAACATCTACGGACACTCCTTTTGAATACCACGCTTCCGGAGTTCTCTGTCCGAGAGTATAGACTGGTTCAAAGTTATTCTTTATCTCGTAAGTCGAAAGTTTCATCCCCGCACCGAGAGTTCCATAAGCAAGACCACTTCCAGCGTTGAAAGACGTTTCGCTTCCGAACTCTATAAGAAAATTACTACCTGTATATATATTTCCCATATTCGCTCAATAACAATAGCATTATTAAAGTTAATTATATCTCATAGTATGAAAATCTCAATTGCAGATCGCGAAACAGAAAATTTACCAGCAAGCATTACGTTTAACTTTCAGAAGAATGAAACAAAGAGTTATATAACCTGCCCGAAGTGTCTACATAAAATCCCAATAAACACTCACATAGATATCAACGGGGGAAACATAGAATTGCACGTTTCACTCCGATGCAAATATTGTAAATCCGGATTCAAATTAAACGGGGATGAACTCGTTGAAAATTAAACTTTACGTAGATAAGGATCAAATCGACGATATGGGGCGGGATATCTTAAAAAACTTTTTAAATAACACGCGAAATAATTTGATAGATGAATTTATACAACCAACCGGAAGAAAGGGGGATTATTCACTCGTATATCGCGGACGCTTATTGCAATCAATTACTATAAGTGATACGCTCGGAGTTTTAAAATACAAAGGAAAACACGCACCGTATATAGAATTTGGAACGAATCCACACGCTTTACCACCAAAAGATAAAATAGAACGCTGGGTTCGACTTAAACTCGGATTAAGGGGGAAGGAACTCGAAAGAGCAACTTTTATGATCCGACGGAACATTACGAAAAAAGGAACTCCAAGATTCGAACCGATGCTCCACGCGCTTCAAAAGACACTTCACGATCCAAACGGACTGAAACAGAAATAATACACCCTTTAGATCGCTTACTGTTAAACGTTTTCGATCTCTCGTGAATAATTATATCACCCTATACTAACTTCTCACCATCGATTTATAAACGAGTCAATTATATAATTATACTATTATATACCGCGAGGATTTCTTCCATCATTTCCTTTTCATTTTCGGTTAATGGTTTCTTGCTTAATCTACGTAAAACGAGTTCTGTGAATAAACGGAATTCTGCTTCTTCCATACCATTTATGATATCCACCCACCGCTCAGAATCTTATATCCTTTTATGTAAATTTCCAACTCCTTTGTCCTGTCGTGAAGATACGCCCACTCTGCTGGAATTTCTATACCACCAATCCCCTGTGAAACGACCGCAGTATAACGTTCGTTGCTCAGGAACATTTCAGAAGTTTTCAGAAGTGCGAGTTCGTATACGTAAGGATCGATGTAAGCACCTGCTGTTCCGTTTGCAACGTTCGCCATCTGATTATACCCGTATTGATACTGAACCATTGCTTCGTATCCCATCCACCAATACCAACCCATTATGTAGATTATACCGTCGAGATTATCGACCCAGTATTGTGAGAACCTTCCCTCTGTGAATATGTTTACCCATTCCTGATAAAAGTTCCCATTCCAGATTAACAACGATTGAAGCGTTTGCGGTTGAGTTGCTAACGATTGCTGTGTTCCAAAAACAACGGGATAAACGGGAGCCATTTCGAGATAAATCGGTGCTCCTATCAAATATAAACCGTAAGCAGCATACTGACCGATAGATTTCATTTCATATCCACCGTAAAAAGTGTGATACCCATCAGTTAAAGTAGATTTCAGACCCCAAGTCGTATTCGCTAATCTATCAATATATTCGCAAACGAAGGGGATTATAACGTTATCTATCCACGTGATATCATCCGCGGACGCGGTATTAGTAATTTTCAAATAACTTAAAACATCAGAACTCTGGATGTAAGATTGTCCACCATTAAACGTGCTCACCATAGAAAAGAAATAACGAATAAGATATAAAATTTAATGTGTATAAATTTTTCCGCTTTGGGTAGTATCGGTGGGTGATTCGTTAGAATAACTCCAAATCGAAGTCGTGTCGTTGGGTTGTGTGCTCCACGTTATATACGGATGCGAGATAATTGTTATCGGAGGATAATATCTCGGTGCTGTCATTTTCTCGACTGCTTCTGAAACCTCATCGGGTGAACCATTTATCTCGACAGAAACCCCATTTACAAAAAGTTTCGCTTTCATACAATACTAAATAGAAAAGAAATATAAATAGTTTATGAAGGAAAAAAATTAAAGTCCTTCAAGAATAATATATCCGTCGGTTGCAACTGCTGACATACCTTCGGGAAACGTTATTGAATCCACAGTAATAGTTACAGTCATTCCCGTCCCGTTCTCAATTGTGTAAGGCATAAAAGAAAACGGTGACGGGAAAGTTATTACTTGTGCGGTAGAACTTGTGTTCTCATAACCATCCGCATAGATGATCACTTTCTTATATCCAGAACCTGTGAAAGGTTGAGAATACATAAGAGCACCCGCGGTTGTTCCAGAAAGTTTCTGAACGCTGTTCGCGAACGCAGCATTGCCAACGTCCAATCCTTTGGGTGCAACTGCTCCCATAACGGTTGATCCGTTCGCAGCGTGATCTGCGGTTATTGTTCCGAGAGTTTCTCTCTGATCTGCATAAATATAAAGGTTTGGATTCATAGCATCACTCTATGTCTCTGATCTTTCCCTGAGCACCAAAGAATTTACATACATTCTCAAGTATGCTAAAGTAAAGACCTTCGTATGCGATGTTGTTAAGCAGTATGAAATCCCTATCAGTTGTTTCCAGATAACTTGTCGGTTTCAGAACCTGAACACCAAGACGAGCATCCCCGTATCCTTCTGTGTCGGTTGTATCGAGGAAATACACTCTTGAACTTCCACCAGTTCCAGCGTCAAAGCTTCCAGATGCAGCGTCAGTTGGAGTGTTAACTGCTTCTATCAGTGGTACACCGTATATGCTCGCAACCCTCAATCCAGCATCGACACCAGTTACGGTTTCGATTCCGTTAAGTCCAGTTTGCAGGAACATTTCACCCCAGTTAAGATATCTCAACTGGTTGACGTATATACCCTGTATCAGAGCATACGTATCGTATCCTGTCACGATTGCGTTTGTCCTTCCACCATTGTATCTTACTCCCTGTAGAGTTTCTCGTATGAGATCATCTGTTAGAGCTCCAAGAGTTCCGAAATCACCAGATGCAGAACTAACATAAGAGTCGAAAGAACTTGCTCCTCCCGATCTGTCAATTGCACCATTCCACGGGTTTATTACACTTGCAAGAGTTGGAGTTGTTGAAGCCGTAAGTCCGACCCCTGTTCCTTCTGCATAACTTGAAACTATCCTGTCGATTGATTCGACGTTAAGCAGATTCACACCTGAAACGGATGTTGCGACATTAGAACCAACCGCGAGAGTTCCTATGTTCTCGTTTATATTCTTAATGTGCATTGTTCCGAAATACTGACGCAGCGTGTCCAAGTTTGCATACATATCATCCTGTGATATCTTTGCGAGCTGTTCAACTATATCAGTAACCTCAAGAGGTGTCTGAACGATTTTAGGTGTAACTTTCACTATGCTGATTGGAGGAACTTCCGGAATAGACAGAGTTCCAGTTTCGGCAATACCAAGTTCTGAGGACGGTTGCACGAAGCTCGTGATTACACGGAAACCTGACTTGTCCCAAGCGAGTTTCGGCATTATACCGAACCAGTTAGATTCTGTATTTAACTGATAAAATGCTTGAGCACCGTATATCGCATTCCAGACAGTCGTTCCCATTCCAGTGTTTATCATCGTCTTGATAAATTCATCATTGGTGGGGCCGAGCTGTGGAACAAGTGACTGCGTAGTATAGAACTGCATTACATCCTGAAAAGTCATTATATGCCCCGGTTGGGTAGATGCTGATCCCATTACTGTCTCCTCCCAAAGTAAAGCGATTTCGTAGTAGCCTTCCCCTTTAGCACAGATTCAAGTGATTTTGTGAAATCATTTACATCAGTATCAACTGACGGTGCTTTTGCAAAGTTGTTTCCTTCGTTCATTCCAATCACGTTGCTCGGTATCCCAGCAGATTTCTTTATCGTCTTTTTCAGATTAGAGCCGACAATCTGCTCAATTCCGACCCCGCCTTTGCTTCTTCCATCTGGTGTCCCTTCCGGTTCATCAGAATTCTCGTCTTTCCTTCTAAAATTGTAATTTGCTTTCTCGGTATCTTCCCTTCTCTCGTCCTCTTCCTCTTCTTTGTCTCCCATATCTGCTTTCCTCTCTTCGCCAGCAGCAGAAACTTTCTCAAGAACCTTTGATAAAAGTCCGTGAAGCTCGGTCATTGCTCTCTCAAGCCGATCAACTCTCTCGTCCTGCGGATCGACTTCCTTCTCCTCTTCGTCGTCCATCTTGTCTTTCTCTCTCCCGTGTTCCCTTTCCTCAATTTCAGTAGAGAGTTTTCCCTTATGCTCTTCCTTTGCACCAATACCGTCGCTTTCAGTATGCACGTCGTCATTCATATTTTTAGAACCAACAATCGTCAACTGTGTGTCACTCTTTGAAACTTTACCTGACATTGTTTCACCTATCTTATTCTCCTTATTAATATTACCCTTATCGTATATCTCACTTGTGTTCTCACCATCGGATCGTCCAATTTGCCCCAGCCCGCGAGTTTTCCCACTTTCTGGTGAAAATCCGAATTTCACTAATAGTTTTTCCGCTTCCTCGCCGTCAACCCCGTGTTCTTTTAACTGTTCGATTATCTTTGGTCTTATTTCTTCGAGTGTTTTCTCGTCGTCACCTTCGTGAACTTTAAGCAAAAACTGAACTATACCGTGTTCAAGCGGAACTGGTGTGTAAATCCCTTTTTCCACACTTTTTGATTGTTCCCCAGCGTGTGTATGAAAAGCCTCTCTTTCTTTCTGTTCCATCACTTTCCTCCTTATTGCACCACAAACATTCTCTGCGTCTCCCATATCGTGATATCTGTCCATCTGATCCTTAATACAATTGTCCCACAGAAAATCCTTTTCAACATCCGCGTATTTACGAATCATCGCGTCTTGAATTGCTTTTCCAATTTCATCGACAGACTTATTTGAATTTATACCCGATTCCATCCATTCATCATCCACAGACTTGCCATATTTCGACCTTATAGCTCCGCAAATCTTCTGAGCTTTCTCTTTACTGCCATACTTTTTTTCTTGATCCGCAATGCACTCATCCCACGGATAGGAAGCCTTTAAGAATTTTCTAACTATAGTATCTTCTGCATCACCAAAAAATCTTGTCGATTCCTCATTTGGATCAACGTCCTCTCCCTCTCCATAATTCCCTTTTGCTAAACTTGCACCTGTAAACAACGCAAGAGGATTAGCAGGTTCACCAACCAAACTGATTTCATTTAACTCTATCTTTTTAAGAACATTAACTCTCTCGCCGGACTTATTAACAACTACATCCTTATCGAGAGTTCTACCACCGATAGAAAAACCGCGAAGAACTTTACCCTGAATTTCGTGCCAAGTTTCATCCGCCAAAAGCCCGTTCTTGTTTATCTCGCCGATTAACTTTATACCGTCGATGTCGCTTCCTTCCTTTTTTTCAAGTCCCCACCACAGAACTTTCCCAACGGGTTTATTTTTGTGGTCTTTCATCAATAAACCTCCGTTGCTCATAAAATTAATGAACGCTTCTTTCATCGCATCAACAGGAACTAAATCCCCCTGCCTATCAACTATCTCAACCGTCGCCCATCCTTCTATAAGCCGATGATCCTCGTCTTTAATTATCAAATCCTGAATATCTGAACTCAAACTGTCACCCCGAACAATCGAAGGAAAGCAATCACTAATATAAAACTTGATATAATAAACCCGATATACTTCCAGTTCCGCCGATTCACTTCTGCAACAATATCCGCGTTTGTTTCCGCTTTAGTTTCTATAACATCCAACCGATGGAAAATCTCTTTGAAGTTGCTGCTATATTCTTTTTGATTGTCCACCACTTCTGAAAACTTGTCTTTCATATAACTATAAAGAAATTCATTACTAATATGATTATCGTTTGTGTCCTTACCCGTATAACACCACCGTTCCAGATAAAGTCCCCGATGCCGTTATCACGACAGAAAACTGTCTAAACCGTCCCGCGCTAAAACTCCCATAAACATTCCCCACCGCGTCCAAAGAAACGCCTGATACCAACGATGCACTATTCAGAACATTACCAAACATATCTACGGGATAAACCTCAATAGAAACAGATGCTGTTCCGCTCACCGATGAAACCACTATCGAAAAAGAAACCTCACTCTGCGATGAAACGAGAGAAACCGTTTTCGAAGTAATAGCCGTATCGTTAAATATCGGGAGAACTGTTGGATTGTCATAAACCTCGCTGAAAATTTCACGAAGTTCTCTTGATTTATTAAATAATCTTCTGGATGCCATTAATCGTTAAATACTATGGTGCTAAAAAACTTATTCCAATGGAAAGAACTCTGTGAACTTAACCTTTAAAAACTCCCGATAGAATCCTTTTACTGTCGTGTCGAGCCTCTCTCCTATCACATCGATAAGAAAAACGTTGTTGCTGTCTTTTGGAACATTTAACGCATCTTCAAGAAGTTCTAATAGTTGCTTAAATTGCAGGATATTTATTGCTCCAAGAATCAACTCGACTTCGTAGTGCATTATATAACCATTCCACACTTCGATAACATTCAAATTCCTCGGAACAATAATACAAGAATTAGAATTGTTATAACGATAACTCTTGATATCCCGCAGCAGAATAACATTGGGAACTCCCTGCGAAGTCAAAAACGTAACTAAATCTATATAAGGACTTACCTTAAATGAAATCCTGTCAGATGCAGATTCCTGTTCCCCGAATGTTAAAATTCCAGAAAAGGACAAAACGTCGGCTTTATCAATGGGGTTTATTGATTCATTATAACTTGTATAAATATTAACAGGATCAAACGTTTCAATTTTCTTAAAAGTATTTAAGCTCTGTAGATTTATGAAAACCTTTACATTAAAGAAATCAGAAAATGACTGTTCTTCCGCAAAATTATTTTTGGTTGAAATAACAAAAAAATCATCAGAACTAATACTATCAGTCAAATTAAGAGATTGATTCGAAGTTATAGAATAAGAATCAACCACCGAGAACGATTCCTTATACAACGTATTCCCTTTAATAGAAAACTTATCGACGACAGATGAGAATGCATCGTTAAACTGAATCTGTGTAGAAATTATAGTTTTATCAACCGCCGAAAATAACTCCGAAAAACTAACAGATTGAGCGG